CCAACTCTCACTACACACAAACATCGACTTGGGTCTAGCCATCATTTTCTTTTTTCCGTAAGAATATCTCTAAACTTCGGAACTTCGGAACTTTCTTCCCATTTCCCTCCTGTAATCAATCACTTACACGGTTCCGAACTTTGGAACCAGACCCCCTAAAGTTCCGAACCGCAGTCATTTCTATGACACCAGCAACGTTAGTAACCACTCCTACATAGAGCTTTCCGAATATTCGCCGATTTGCATATACTTATGCAGACCCCTCAAAAGTTCCAAACTTCGGAACCCGGGTTCCAAACTTCGGAACCGTTTTTTGATCAATTTTTGAACAACTTTTGATCAATTTTTGACCAATGGAGGAAATCATGTTCACTTTGTTCCACGGCTCAATGGACTGGATTCTTGCCGGTGTCATAGCCTTCATCGGCATCATGGTGTTCATCATCAAGCTGCTAAAAGGCCACGTCTTCGCTGTTGTGTGTAGCGCCATCGTCTGGTACTTCGTGTTCCGCATTCACAGCGGCAGCACGGCAGGCATCATGACCGCCACGTTCGCTGCGCTGCTGTTCGACTCACTGGGCTGGCCAATACTCAAGGCAGTCCTGGGGAAGAAATGATGTTCAGCCACTCAGACATCAAGATGCCTATCCACGAACACGCTGTCACTGTGTGGCACGTACGTGAAGTGAGCTTCGGCTACCCCACCAAGATTGCCGCTGAGGGTGCAGCTCGCAAGCTGTTCCCAAATGAAACACATGAACAACGTTACGCTCGCATTTCATTCTCTATCTACCGAAAGGACTGATCATGTTCGACAACGAAGACAAGGACGACATCCTCGCCCTGCAAGCCCAGGCCATCGAAGCCTCCATCAATAACCCTGCTGTAAAGCGTGCGCAGCTTCTGCAAGTGTCGACAGCAATCTTCTGCGCAGCTATCAGCAACCCGAACATCGGTGAAAACGTCGACATCGACAAATCGATCAAGCACGCAATGCTGCTAATCGATACCGTTAATCAAGTCGATCTATAAGCATCGGCTAATCTTCTAATTCACGCTCTGACGCTCTCTGTTAGACTTGATGCACAACCCCGGGAGCAACCATCACATGGAAATTCATTTCCTGAGCGCATCTGTGCCGCTCACAAAAACGTTCTTCCTCAACGATAAGGGTGAAATTGAAAAGAACCCCTACCCCTCCGTTGGGCGCATGACCAGCCACATCGAACAAGCAAAAACCCCAACCGAGTTCTACAAGGCCGTCGTTGCCCATGCTGCCAAAGGCCACTGCCTGTTCAAAGGGAAGCTGATCCGTCAGCTCACCAATGAATCCCGCAAGAACACGCACATCCACGGCGGTGAGACCCAGTGGGTCTGCCTGGACTTCGATCGTTACCGTTGTGCCTCCGTAGACGAGGCGCTCACCACCCTCGGCCTGAACGACATCACTTATGTGGTGCAGTATTCATCCAGCCACATGACGGCTGGCACCGCAGGAACAATCTCATGTCACGTGTTCATGCTGCTCAGCGCACCCATGCCCGCGCCATTGATCAAGCTCTGGCTGCAGGGACTGAACCTAAAGCACTACTCTGATCAGATGAGCTTGAGCAGCGATAACGCGACACTGCGCTGGCCCCTGGACATCACCACGTGCCAGAACGACAAGTTGATCTACATCGCACCACCCATCTTTAAGGACAGCATTCCAAACCCGCTCAAGGTGCGTACCGAGCTGGTAAAGCACAAGCTCACCACGCTGCCCATCGAACGCATGGGATACGACGCACCGGAAATCCTCAAGAAAAAGATGAGCGCCAAGCTCAACGAACTGCGCGCTGCCAAGGGTTTCAACCCCATCAAGGCGGCAACGAAGTTCATCGGTGATCTGGAGATTCGCACCAAGCCGGGTGAAGCTGTCATCACCGGCATCCGTGAAGATGAAGACTACGTGCGTCTGAACATCAACGACTCGAAGAGTTGGGCGTACTGGCACTTCAAGGACAACTTCGAGCTGATCTACACCTTCAAGGACACCAGTATCGCGTTCTACACGAAGGAGCTGCTGCCAGCCTACTACGCACAAAAGATCGCTGAACGCGAGGCTGCAAACGCAGCACCCACCACGGAAGGCGACATCGTCCTGGGCTTCCGTGATGCGAAGAGCGCATCCTACTGGAACGGCCTGTGGAACGAAGGCACAAACACCCTTGTCCTGCACCGCGCGCGTTCTGAAGTACAGATTGATCACTGGCTCAAGAGCTACGGCAAGACCCTCGGGGATTTCATTCCAATCTGGAACATGGAGTATCTGCCCAAGGAAGACTGGGTCATCGACATGGAAAACAAGCGCATCAATATGTTCCAGCGCAGCGAGTACATGATCAATGCCGTACCGCAAGACCTGAACCTCGAATCTTCCTGCCCTCTGATCTACCGCACAATCTTCAGCCTCGTCGGCAGTGACAAGAAAGTCATGGACGAGTTCATCAACTGGTTTGCATGCCTGTTCCAGCGCATCGGAAAACCCCTCACCTGTTGGACGTTCCACGGTATCGAAGGAACCGGCAAGGGTGCGTTCTTCAACTACATCGCAAGACCGCTGCTGCACCCGAGCAACGTAATGCCTATCGGCATGACCGAAGCCCAGGATAACTTCAACGGCTTCCTCAAGAACAAGCTACTTGTCTACAACGATGAAATCGACGTGGATGCGTTCACCGAGAAAGGCATCGTCACCGCGAAGTACCGCATCTACATCACGGAACCCACTGTAACGATCCGTGAAATGCAAACCGTGTCCCACACGGTGCCGAACACCTTCGGCATGATCTTCGCCAGTAACAAGCGCCAGCCAGTCTGGATACCACCCACGGATCGACGCTACAACATTGGCCTGTACCAGCACAAGAAGCTCATCATCAGCGACACCGAAGTCAAGGAAGGCATTGCCCTGGAGCTGCAGGACTTTGCCAACTACCTGACGAATTACGCAGCCTCGCTCTCGCGTGCCAGTCAAATCGTGGATACGGCTGACCGGCGTCGTATCGCCAAGCTGGCTGTGACCTCTATCCAAGAGACCGCTGATGCAATCATCAACGGCGACCTCGAACAACTCTGGTCATCCATGCCTGACGAGGCTCACCTCGCCGAGCTGGCCACTATGACCACGCACATGGCTTATGCCAGCGCATACGCCGTGCTTATCCGCAAGATCACTGCGGACTTGCTGTCGAACGAAAAGCACTACGAGAAACTGACACGCGAAGAGATTCGCACGATCTTCCAGTACTGCTGCGGGAACACGCCTGAGACACCCAATAAGTTCACTGCCCTGCTCAGGCATTGCGGCATTGAAACAAAGCGCATCAAGCGCCTGGGGAACATGGCCTACGGCGTGGAAGTGCAATGGCACATCAGCCCCGAGTTCCGCAAACATCTGATCGAAATGCAGGAGTCCGCAACCGAAAAGAAAAAGCTCACCTTCAAGACACCGAAGGTCAAATCCACCGCACCTTTGAAAGCCGTGAAATGACATCCGAAACACACATCGTGATGAAGCAAATCGAAGACAACATGTGCGAACGCATGGACAACATCGCCGCCATCAAAGGTGCCGCGTTCACCAACGGCGTGCGCTTCGTGATTCCGCTCTACAGCAGCGTCCAGGCACTGGGTACGGTGATGGCTATGACCACCGACATCAATGACGATGAGATCGCCCAGTTCTGCGGAATCATGATGGACGCACACATGCATGCGATCAAGCTGCACTTCGACGTGCTCGGCATTGCTGAAAGCAAAGAAGCGCGTGAGGAAATCATCGACATGGCCAAAGGCATTTCCGACCAAGCCCAGGAACAAATCGACGCGATGCTCAGCCATGGCCGATAGCACCGAACGCCGCCTGCTCGACATCATCACCGAGCCAATGGGCTATGCGGACATCGAGAAACGCGCTCATGTCCGCTCAGCGAATCCGTTTTACCTGTCCATCTGCCTTATGCGGCTGGTGAATCAGAGACTACTCAACTTCACTCAGACCAGCAAGAAATACAGCCCAGTGAGGAAACGTCGTGGCTAAACAACCCTTCGACAGCTTGTACGAGAAGTTCGCACGCCATGGGAATACTGAAGAGTACTTTGCCATCAGTGCGTTTAACACAAACGCTTTTCGTATTGGCCTGGGTCGCCCGGGAGGTGTTCCCTCTTATGCACTGACCTTCGCCACTGCCGAGGATTGGCAGCATGATCTGACGATGTGGATGGACGCCATGATGCCCTTCATGCATGACTCTGTCCGCGACATGAGTGAATGTCTGGAGGAGTTCTGCATCCATGAGTACTGACATTCGACGCGTCTTCCACGCAGCCGCCATGCGTCAACTCATCCAGAACGAAGGTGAGTTCCAGCGCCGCTGGCAAGCACGCCTCACCGAAGCTGAGTTCGAGCTGGCCCAGTCACGCGAGCGCATGGCTCGCTACACCAACGATCTGAATGAATCGTTGACACTTCCTAAAACACTCTGATAGAGTCCGGTCAGAGCGTCAGAGTCCTTATCAACAAATGGAGTAGCAAATGAGCAAAGGCAAGAAGCACCGCACCATCGCGCATCACCAGCGCAACCTCCCCGGCTACACCCCTCCCGCAACACCGAAATCCAAGGCCAAAGGCGGCTATCCGCATCGCCAGGAATTCTGTCGTTTGAAGTAACCCTTTTTCCCGCATAGCTCAGCGATAGAGCGCGCCCACCACACACAAGGGCGAGGTCGAAGTGTTCAACTCCTTCTGCGGGAACCACCCCTTTCACCCACCACCTGGAGAAGCACCATGAAGCGCACCGTCACACTGTTCGTCTGTACCATCCTCGGCCTCATCACCCTCGCCACCCTCGGCGCCTGTTCCAAGTCACCGGAACCCGTCAGCTTTGCCACCCTCGAAGACGCTCGGAACCAAGCCCGTGCCAACGGCGAGTACAACGCGCAGCTCTACCGCGCCGAGAACCCGCGCTTCACCGACCACAAGATCGTGAGCCACGGTGACAGCACGCAATCGCCGGATTGCCCCCAGGGCGACGGTTGGGCCACCAACAGCATCCTGTCCGTCAAAGGCAAGGAAGTTGAGAAGTTCACTGTCAAGTGCAGCACCGTCAGCCAAGCCCTCGGCTGCTACCTCGAAAGCGACTTCGTGAAGAAGCCCTTCGCCGCCGAGGAAGGCAAGTGCCAGCCCTTGAACAAGGTGCCGTTCCCGTTGCCGAAGCTCGGCAAGTAATCATGCTGGCCACCATCACCTTCGGGGAAATCCTGAAGGTGGGCCTCTTCTCCGGTGTCGTCGGCTTTGCCTTCGGCATGATCTTCGGAGTGTGGCTCACCTTCAAGATCATCCCCACGCTGGAGAAGAAACATGAGCAAACTTCCGCTACCTGAGTCAATGGACGAACTCATGACCGTTCTGGTCAACGAGCGCAAGTTCTATAACATCTTCGCTGAGTACGTTAAATATTTCATCGAAGACGAGGTTAGCTACAAGCAGTTTCGCCAGAGGGTCTACGGTTTCATGTGTGGGCTTTTCAACAACTACACAAACTGCGCTGCAGTTACAACGGTCGTCATTTGGCGTGGCCTGTTGCATTACCGCGAAGAATTCAACTACACGGGTTCTCAAGCGCACGTTGCTTGTGCGCGTATGCAAGAACCGTGGATGCAGAACGTGCTTTCGCACTGGACGACAAACAAGCAGTCGTCTGAAGGTCGCAGACTGAACGATGACGTGAAGTACTGGATTTATCATAAAGATCGTATCAAACACGGCAGTCAACCATCACCGAAGTCCGAAGAAGAGAAGACTGAAGAAGAGAAAACTGATCTGGTTAAGAAGATCGTACTCGATTCAATCTACGGCAAGCTCGGTCAATCGTCCGAGCAAACGCAAGCGATAACTGCAATTCCCACACCCACCGCACTCAAGGAGAACACCATGCCCATCAATGCCGAAGCACCCGTCAGCACCGTCACCTACATCTACGGCGTCGACGCCGCCAACGTCAACGACGCGGCCATCTTCGAACACATCCGTGTCATCGAGAACGACATCAAGTCCCTCGAAGCCATCAAGACTAGGCCGGTTGCGCTCGACAAGCGCATTGACGAACTCTACAAGGACATCGAGGCACTGGTGAAGTTCAGCAACGACCGCCAGCCCAAGGCTGAAGCGACGGCCTGATCATGAGCTTTGCCAATGAACCCATTCGCCTCGCTTTCATGGAGGCACGTGACGGTGTGGAAAAGACCGTCGAGTTCTGTCGGCAATCCATAAAGATGTATCGGGTGGCATTGCGCAAGTTCGCACGTCAGCCGATGTATCGCCGTCAATTCATCGAATCACTGCTGGTCTTCCGACGGTACATCAGGAGTCATTCATGACCTCAACTCGCCGCATACTCATTGCCGGTCTCGCGCACGCTTTCGGCGCACTCTCTAAGACTCTCACAGGTCAGACTCTGGAAGAGCGTGCGAACCGGCATGTGCGGCGAGTGTATCCCAAGGACATCGCTCAGCTTGAAGCAGCACAAGCCAAGCGTGCGCGGAAGAATGCCAAGAGGCTTGGGAAATGACCGCCCTCATGCGCGCCTTCTACGAATTCATGATCTGGTCAACCGAGCTTGAGCAGGCGCTCGCTCGGCACAGCGGGAACATGGACAACGTCAACCGGCTGTCCGAACGACACAAGTACTGGACGGCTGAATCCCAACGCTTCGAATGGAGCCTGGAGTAACGAACCCTCGGCCCGCCACGCTGGATTCCTTCAACCACCATGTTGCGGGTATCGGTGAGCAGCGTGGCGGTTGCCTGGGGCCATCTTCTCATCAACGAAAGGTCACATCATGAATTTCCATGTACTAAAAGAAGCTGTCGCCAAGCAATTCGCGGAAATGTGCAAGTCCAAGCAACTCTATCGCACCGGCATCTTAGGCGACGACCTGTGGGCTACCTACTTGTCGTCCTTCCCCGAAGGCACGAATCCGATCTACCGCGAACGCACCGAACACGATTGCTCCTGCTGCAAGAGCTTCATCCGTGCCGTGGGTAACGTGGTTGCCATCGTGGACGGCAAGGTCGTCAGCATTTGGGACGTGACGCTCAAAGGTAAAGAGGTGGAACCTTACCAGACCGTCGCTGATGCACTGGCCAAGCGCGTCAAGATGTTCGCCATCACCGACACCTTCCTGCATTGGGACAAGGTCGCTGGTGCGGACAAGACCTTCGAGCAACTGGTCGACGGTCAGAAGACTTGGCAGCACTTCTTCGTGAACATCCCGGCGAAGTACGTCAAGCCCGGCAGGGACATTCCCTCGGCGCTGAACGTCACACGCACTGCGCAGCAAGTCTTCGCCCGTGCGCTGACCGAGATCACGCCAGAAGCCGTAGATACGGTGCTCGAACTCATTGGTCAGAACAGCCTATACCGTGGCGAAGAACACAAGTTCACCGTGTCGAAGTTCCGTGAGCTTCAGCGCAAAGCCGTGCAACCCGTCAACACCTATGCCTGGGCGGGAATGATCGATCTCCCCGGCTCCGTGACCGGCATTCGCAACACCTCCATCGGAACGCTGCTGGTTGACCTGTCCGAAGGCATGGACTTGGAAGCTGCCGTCAAGAAGTTCGAAGCGATGGTCGCACCGACGAACTACAAGCGCCCCACGGCACTCGTCACCCAGGCCATGATCGACAAGGCCAAGGCCGAGCTGAACGAACTGGGCTTGGTCAGCGCCCTGCAACGTCGCTTTGCACGCCTCTCCGACATCAACGTGAACAACGTGCTGTTCGTCAATCGCTCGGCGCGCAAGAGCGTCGTCGGTGGCGATTTGTTCGATGACGTGAAGCCAACCAAGGCCGCGACAACAAACCTCGACAAGGTCGAGGACGTGCCGGTCGAGAAGTTCCTCAAGGACATCCTGCATCGTGTGAACACCATCGAGGTCATGGTCGAGAACCGGCACACGCCGAACTTCGTCAGCCTCATCGCCCCGGTCGATCCGACCGCGAAGCCCCTCTTCAAATGGGGCAACCCGTTCTCCTGGTCGTACAACGGCGAAGTAGCTGACTCGATCAAAGAACGTGTCAAGGCCGCTGGTGGCCGCATCGAAGGCGATCTGTGCTGCCGCCTTGCATGGCATAACAAGGACGATCTGGACTTCCACATGCACGAGCCGCAAGGCCACCGCATCTATTACGGTTGCCGCCGTCAAGTATCGCCCTGTGGCGGCCTGCTCGACGTGGATGCGAACGGTACTGACGGCCAGCGCAACGATCCGGCAGAGAACATCGTCTATGCCGACAAGAACCGGATGAAGACCGGCATCTACGAACTCAAGGTGAATCAGTTCAGCCAGCGCAGCCGCGAGAACGTCGGCTTCGTGGTTGAGATTGAAGCCGGTGGCCAAGTCTTCACCATGGTCTATGAGAAGCCGGTAACAGGAAACATTCACGTCGCCAACATTCATTTCGACGCCAAGACGAAAGAGCTTCGCGTTGAACCCCTACTTCCGACCAGCACGGCATCGAAAGAAGTGTGGGCTGTCGCCACGCACCAGTTCCAGCCGGTGTCCGTCGTCATGCACTCACCGAACCACTGGGACGGTGAAGGCGTCGGCAACAAGCACCTGTTCTTCATGCTTGAGCATGCGCTGAACGATGGCTCCGCTCGCGGGTTCTACAATGAATTCCTGCACAGCGACCTCGACAAGCACCGCAAGGTGCTCGAACTCGTCGGCTCCAAGACAAAGGTGCTCAACGACGCCCAGGCACTCAACGGCCTCGGCTTCTCGTCCACCCAACGCAACAGCCTGCTTTGCCGCCTCACCGGAAACTTCACCCGAACCATCAACATCATCTTTTAAGGACTCGCCATGTACAAGAAAGCCGCGCAACTGAAGCTCCGCTTCGACACCTCCAAGGGTCAGCTCACCACCGAAGACCTGTTCGATCTGCCGCTGTCCAGCACCACTGGCCGGGTCAACCTGAACGACATCGCCAAGGCGCTGCACAAGCGCCTGAAGGACGCTGCCGATGTCGACTTCGTTGACACCGTCAAACGCTCTGACACCCTCGATCAGCTCAAGTTCGACATCGTCAGAGATGTCATCGCCGTCCGTGTCACCGAGCGTGATGCTGCTGCCCTGGCTGCGGCCAACAAGGAGCGCAAGCAGAACATCATGGCGATCATCGAGCAGAAGAAGGGTGAGGCGCTGTCGGCCAAGTCCCTCGAAGAGCTGGAAGCCGAACTCAAGGCGCTGTAATGTCCAAGCCCCTCATCAAGAGCTGGTCGTACTCGCGCCTTGCCGAATTCGAGCTGTGTCGCTACCGCTCGAAGCTCAAGATCATCGACAAGATTCCTGAGCCGGATCGTCCCCTGCCCCCGGGCAAGACCGAGCATGCCAACGACCGTGGCACGCGCATCCACCTTGAGCTGGAGAACTACATCAAGGGTGCGGGGAAGTTCCCCCAGGAAGCGCATCGCTTCGAGCTTGAGATCAACGCCATCAAGCGCGAGTACGAGGCCGGTAAGGTCTCGCTCGAAGGTGAGTGGGGCTTCGACCGTCACTGGCAACCGTGCGACTACAAGACCGCATGGCTGCGCGTGAAGCTCGACGTGAGCTATCTGCGCACGAAGAGCCACCTCATCGTCGTGGACTACAAGAGCGGTCGCAAGGACGGTAACGAAATCAAGCACGGTGAGCAGACCATGCTCTACGGCCTGTGCGGTGCGATCCGTCATCCCGAAGTACAGACAGTCGACACCGAGCTGTATTACCTCGACCAGTCTCCGGGTGATGACGGTAGCAAGAACTTCACTTCGGTGAGCAAGCCGGTGAGTAAATGGCTCTATCACCTGAAGATGTTCAACAACCGTGGTCTCAAGATGACCGAAGCCACCGAGTTCCCGCCCTCGCCTTCGGACTTCGCCTGCAAGTGGTGTCCATACAAGGAAGGCATCTGCGAGTTCGCCTACAAGAGCGCACCCGTGCGCCGCAAGGGTGAGATACCTGTTCGACGGAAAGGTCAGTAAAGAACGTCGTCACCGATGGACGTAAGCAATCGGCACCCGACACCTGTCAACTCTAGCGAAGGTTTGTGCACAGCCGTTTGAGCAGAGAGCATCACGGTGTCCCCGTACGATGGGTAAGCGGGACTTATTCAAAAAGGATGAAAGCAATGGCAACCCCCACCCTGTTCAAGCACCAGAAAGCCTCGGTCGCGTTCCTTAAACCGCGCCCCCGGGTCTTCGACACTTCTGATGCCGGAACCGGCAAGACGCCCGTGCATGTCACTGACTTCGCCACGCGTCGTCGCAAGGGTGGGGGTTGTGTACTTGTCCTCTGTCCGAAGTCTCTGATCCGCAGCGCCTGGGGCGACGACTTCGCCACCTTCGCGCCTGACATGAAAGTGAGTCTCGCGTATGCAGAAAATCGTGAAGAAGCCTTCGCTGTGGACGCCGATGCCTACGTCACAAACATCGATGCGGCGGTTTGGCTGGCGAAGCAAAAGCCGAAGTTCTTCGAACGCTTCGAACACCTCATCATTGACGAATCCACCTCCGTCAAGCATCGCACCTCCGCTCGCAGCAAAGCGGTAGACAAGATCAAGAAGCACTTCGAGATTCGTCGCCTGCTAACTGGCACACCGACCTCGAACGGCATCTGTGACATTCACCACCAGATGCTGGTGCTCGATGACGGGGCCAAGCTCGGCGAGTCGTTCTTCCACTTCCGCTCGGCGGTGTGCAACTACGAACGCAAGCTCGATGATCGCGGCAAGCCCACGAATTTCTTCGAATGGATCGACAAGCCCGGGATCGAGCCTGTAGTCGGTGCGCTTATCGGCGACATGGTGATCCGTAACGTGTTCGAAGAATGCGTAGACATCCCGCCGAACCACCAGTATCCGGTCTATTACGATCTGGCGCCGAAGCACATGGCGAAGTACCAGAAGCTCAAGAATGACGGCTTCCTGTTGCTCAAGCAACAGAAGACCAGCATCACCGCCATCAACGGCGCGGTGCTGTACGGGAAGCTGCTGCAGTGCGCTTCAGGCGCGTCGTACTCTGACGACGAAGACTATGCTCTGCTGGACACCGGCAGATATGAGCTGATCGCCGATCTAATCGACGCTCGCAAGCACAGCATCGTCTTCTTCAACTGGCGTCACCAGCGTGACGAACTACTCAAGCAAGCCAAGGAACGAGGGTGGAGCTATGCGGTCATTGATGGTGAAACGACGGGTAAGGGTGAACGTGAAGAGATTGTTCGGGCCTACCAACAGGGCAAGTACAAGGTTCTTTTTGCGCATCCTCAATCGGCAGGACACGGTCTTACTCTCACCCGAGGGACGACCACTATTTTCGCCAGCCCGACTCCGAATCTTGAGCATTTTCTGCAAGCGTATAAGCGTATCTACCGAATCACGCAGACGCTGAAGACGGAGACCATCATGGTCATTGCACGCGGCACGATTGACGAGCAAGTGTGGCGCTCGTGTCAGGCCAAGGACGTGCGTCAGAACAACCTACTCGCTTACCTGGGGATGACATGAAGTATTCCGAAATTCTCCGTGCTGTTCGCACCAAAATCGAAAATCATCAGTCGCTATTTGTCTGCTGCACGATTTCTGAAATCACAAATAATCGTGAACATCCCTTGCGTCTTTGGGTCACAGGGTTGATGGGGACGCAGTGTCACTATTACCCGCTCGATACATGGCTTGATTGCATGCACGGAATCAAAGCTCCGAATTCACTCGACTATGAACAGTACGGAGACTATCAAAAGGCGGAAAAAGAGTTTTACGCCAAGATGCGCGCCACTCGTGTGGCATGGGTGACGTGGATGATCGAGTACTGGGAAAAGGAAGAGGCTAAACATGGCGGCTGAAGACTATCTCCCGCTTGAGCCGGACGATGAGGAGGAACCCCATCAATCCGGCTGCAAATACTGCAACAAGCCCGGGTTGCGTTGGGAGCAAACCCCGGCTGGCTGGCGACTCTTCGAAGGCTTCGTCCTTCACGAATGCATCGACCCTTTCAAAGTGGTGAACAACCTTGAACAGACAACACCTGATCTTCGACACGGAAATCATCGGCAACAAAAAACCAGTGTTCCTCGTCGGCGTAAAAAATCATGAGCTGAAGACCAAGCAGTTCTTCTGGTTCCACAAGCGTGGGGACATGAAAAAGCTGCATGCGCTGCTGATGAACCCCATGTACACGTGGGTGGGCTTCAACAGCGAGAACTTCGACCGACCGATCGTTGCTGCTGCCTATCAGGGCTGCACTGTCGACGATCTGAAGACGCTGGCGCAGACGATCATCGAGAACCAGATGATGTCCTGGCAGACCTACCGGGACTGCGAGATCGAGTTCATGGAGTACGACCACATCGACCTCATCAACGTCGCCCCGGGCGTCATGATCAGCCTGAAGACGTACGCTGGTCGCATGGGTGCCAAGACCATGATGGACATGCCGTTCCATCACGACACCGACCTGACCCCGGCGCAGATGAAGCAGTGCGAGATTTACTGCGGCAATGACCTTGATGTCACCGAGATGCTCTTCGTGCAAATGAGCGTCGAGCGCGAACTGCGTGACCAGCTCACCGAAGAGTACGGCATTGACTTGCGCTCGAAGTCTGACGCACAGATTGCCGAAGCGATCCTGAAGAACGCCTGCAACATTCGCAGCAGCGACAAGTTCGTGCCGAGCTATGTGCGCTATACCGCGCCGGACTTCATCGTCACCAAATCCCCGGCGATCAACGAAGTCATCGAGTTCCTCAACGATCATCACTTCAAGCTGAACCGCATGAACGGTCAGCCCGAGGTGCCGAGCTTTCTCGAAGAGCCGTTCCGTATCAACGACGGCACCTACCAGATGGGCGTCGGTGGCCTGCACAGCACACACGACGTGCAGATGTACGTTGAAGAAGGTGACGGCATGCTGCTGTCGGACTTTGACGTGGCTTCGTACTACCCCAACATCATGATGAAGGCCGGTCTGGTTCCTCGCCTGGGCGGGAACAAGGGTGAGTTGTTCATGGCAACGTACAGGGAAATCTATGATCAGCGCATGGAAGCGAAACGCAGCGGGAACAAGAAAGTCGCCAACAGTCTCAAGATTACACTCAACGGCACATTCGGTAAGTTGGGCAATATTTATTGCTCTTTCTATAGTCCCGATCTTCTGCTTGCTGTCACTATTACTGGTCAGCTCAATCTGCTTTGCCTCATACATGAGCTTGAAAAGATACGTGGCGTCAAGGTGCGCTCGGCTAACACGGACGGCGTCCTCGTTCATTACCCGGCTTCAGTACGAGACAAGGTATTGGCAGTTTTTGCGAAGAATTCGAAGAGAACAGGGTTCGAGTACGAAGAAACCCCCTATGTGAAGTACGCCGCAAAGGACGTGAACAACTACTACGCCGTGTCACCGGCACGCGAAGCCACCCTCATCGACCCCAAAGGTGTGCACATCGTTCCGGCTGGCAAGGCCAAGGTAAAGCGCAAAGGACTGTACGCGGTGGCCGGAGTGCAGGAGATGAAGAACCCCACCATGGAGGTCTGCTCGGATGCCGTGGCCGAGTACCTCTCCACGGGGCTGGCTGTCGAGACCTCAATCATGAAGTGCATCGACATGCGCAAGTTCGTGGCAATCCGCAACGTCAAGGGTGGTGGTATCCAGCACACCAAGACGGTGCTAGTAGACGATTGGGAGGCCGTGGAAGGCGGCTGGACATATCCGGGCAGAACCAGCAAGCCCGAGAAGCGCAAGAGCCGCCCTGCGCCCCGGGAAGTGGGTCAAGGAGGCACCTCCTTTGGCCGCGTGGCACGCTGGTACATGACCACCAAGACCATGCCAGCGATCACCTACGTCGGCTCGGGCAACAAGGTGCCGAAGACCGAGGGTGCGAAGCTCTGCATGGAACTGCCGGACAAGCTGCCCAAGGATTTGAACTACGCCTGGTATATCGCCGAGGCGAAGGCGATCATGGCTGACTGTGGAGTGCCTCAAAAATAGTTTACGCACCGCTCTGATAATCTCTCACAGAGTGTGCTAAGATTCGTTCACACAAGGAGCAAGACCATGGCGAAAGCCGCATTGAAAGTCGTTCCCACCTACGAGACCATCGGCGACATCGCCGAGCGCATGGAAGAGCTGCGTAAGCAGCGCAAAGTGCTGGCTGCACAGGACAAGCCGCTCAAGGATGAGTACGACGAGCTGGCCATCAAGGCGCTCGACATGCTCGACGCCACGAAGCAAACCAAGGGTGGCTCCAAGCACGCCACTCTGACAGTCTCCGAAGTGGCTGTCCCCAAGATCACCGACATCGCCAAGCTGGTCGCGCACATCTCGCGCAACAAGCTCTGGCACCTGTTCCTTGCGCAACCGCTGACCACACCGGCTTGGCGCGAAGCGAGGGAGTTGAAAGGCACCGACCTACCCGGTACGGAAGCCTTCACCAAACGCGGCATCAACCACACGAGCGTCGCGTAGTTTTCATCCAAACCAACTAAGGAGCAATACCATGGCTGTGAAGCCGAAAGGAAAGGTCACGGTGACCCCCGAAACCGTGAAGGCAGCGAAAGCAGCCAATGCAGCAAAATCCAGCTCCACCTCCCTGGCCCGTGCGAACGCTCAGCTTCCCACGAACTACCAGGAGCAGATGGCCGCAGAAGTCGCGGCTCTCGGCACGAGGCTGGCCGCACCTACCGGCAAGGCGATCCAGGTCACGCAGTCGAAGCAGTTCCGCTTCCCCGACGAGACCAAGGTCGACAGCTTCAAGGGTGTCATCGTTGGGTTCGTTTCGACCAACGCGTACTACGAGGGAGACTTCGACAAGGACAACATCGTCCCGCCGAACTGCTTCGCCATCGGCGTCGTCAAAAACGACGAATTGATGCGCAGCGAGAACTCCCCCGACCCGCAGCCGGAAGACGGCGGCATGGCGTGTGCCAACTGTTGGGCCAACCAATGGAAGAGCGCCGCCAAGGGTAACGGGAAAGCCTGCAAGAACGGTATCAAGCTGGCGATCCTGTGTGCTGACGGCGAAGTTCGCCCAATGTCCCTGTCCTCGACGGCGCTCAAGCCGTTCGGTGAATACGTGCGTGATGTGGCGATGGCTTTCAACAAGCCCCCGTTCGGCGTCATGACCGAATTCACCTTTGCCGAGAGCGACTACAGCTCGGTACGTTGCGGTGACGCCATCGAGCTGAACGACAAGCAACTGGCCGAAGTCATGATGTTGCGTGACGACGCCATGGCGATGCTCCAGACCGAGCCGGACGTGTCCGAGTTCGAGGAAAAGGTCGTCGCCAAGCGTGCCAAGCCCCAGGGCAAGGCCGCAGCCAAGTCCGTTGGCAAGCGTGCGTGATTGGCACATCCGCCAAGCACTGAAATCCTCCCGGTCACTCGCCAAGGTTCTAGGCGAGTTGACCGAGGAGGAGGTCATGTACGCGTTGGAAGTCGAAGCTGGTAGTCGACGCCGGGGAGTGATCCTCGACAAATTGATCCAGAAAGCCGCCGAGCTTCATCGGCATTCATATCTTCAAATCCTCAAGGAGAAGTACCATCATGGCACGTCAATCCGCAGTTCTCAGCGCCGCTGACAAGAAGGCCGCTGTTGCCACCCTGAAGTCCGAAATCAAGAACGCCAAGGCCGCAGTCGCTGCCGAAACCGCCAAGATCAAGGAAGCCGACAAGGCTCTCAGCGCCGCCACCAAGGCGCACGCTGGCACCCTCAAGACCGTCAACAAGGCCAAGGCCGCTGTCGAGAAGACCCTTGCCGGTCTGAACGCCAAGCTCGCCAGCCTGACCGCGCCGGTCGGCGTCGCCTAACAAGGCCAGGGCGGGAAGTATTCCCCCATCTTTAGGGATGGGGGAATATTCAGTTTGTTTACCTGTTTGTCGTAAACGAACACACTCTGACATTTTCTAAACTCTCTTATGAGAGCCTTCAGATAGCAAATGTCGAGGTTTCAAATAGTCCGCGCCTATCTGAAGTCCCCGTAACAATAACAACGAAGGAGCAGCACGCAATGTCTGACATCATGTTCGACACAGAAACACTGGGCAAGACCGCTGGATGCATCGTCTTGACCATCGGTGCCGTCGAGTTCGACTCCACGCGCATCATCAAGGAATTTGAAGTCAGTATCGACCCCCGCGATTCGCAAGCCTGCGGGTGTCACATGGACGCAGACACCGTGATGTGGTGGCTTGACCAGTCCAAGAAAGCACAGGAGGCTCTAACAGCCAACAAAGCCCTGCCATTGGGTCAGGCACTGAACGAGCTGACCGAAGCCTTCAACTGGCAGAATAAGCGCGTCTGGTGCAACGGCGCGAGCTTCGACTTCCCGATCCTCACCGGCCTGTACGCGAAGTTCGGTGTGCAAGCGCCGTGGGCCTTCTACAACGAGATGGACATGCGTACCATCAAGAACATGGTGGGCCGCGACAAGTGGAAAAAGATGTCGGTGAAGCCGACCATCGCCCACAGCGCACTGGCCGACGCGATCTCCCAGGCCAAGACGCTGCAGAAAATCTTCGCCGACGAAGGAGCCGTGCGATGGGCAGCGTGAGGGATGGCTGGTTCCTCAATGAAGGGTGTCCACCACGAATGCTCGATTCCGATACCCGAGTCGAAGTGCAACTTCGTAGCGGTTTGAAGGCTACAGGCCCGATCAGCGACTTCAAGTGGGAAACGGTGGATGGGGTCAGCGACATCATGATGTGGCGCACAAACCTTCTACCCGAAACCGTTCGCCAGTTCGAGACCGGCGCGACGCGCTCACCCGACGTAGGTCGCTACGATCCCGAGGGGTTCTTTTCACCCCTCGTGTTCGAGCGGTTCTGCGAGTACATGAACGCGCACCGCAAGCAAACTGATGGCTCTATCAGGGACTCTGATAACTGGCAGAAGGGTCTGCCGCTCTCCACCTACATGAAGGGTGGCTGGCGCCACTTCCTGCACTGGTGGAAGCGTCACCGTGGCTTCAGGGTCAACGACGCGATGGCCGGTCAGAACATGGAGGAAGACCTCTGCGCCCTGCTCTTCAACGTGCAAGGATATTTGCATGAGCTTCTGAAACAACGCGAATCTCTCGTGATAAAGTCTACTCAGACTGCATCGGAGTCGTAATGGCCGTCAAGCCTGAAAACACGTTTCGCTCCGGTGTGCACAAGCACCTGCCTCCACGGTTCAAACACGAGAAGATGAGCAATCAATACACCTCGGGAACACCCGACGACTACTACAGTGGTTCGAAGGGTGACCTGTGGGTGGAGTACAAGTTCCTGCCCAAGACGCCGCAAAGGGCAATCGTGAAGCCTATGGAACTGCTCTCACCTCTCCAGGCGAAGTGGATCAATGAGCATCACGAGGACTTCAAGCACAGCTTGGAGCGGACGGTAGCAGTGGTAATTGGCTGTCCGGATGGCGGCATTATCCTGCGTGACCAAGAATGGGAGTTGGAATTCTCGGCTCAGCAATTCAGAGATCGTCTTGTGCCTCGCAAGGCTATCGCTCAGTGGATCACGCAGACCACAACGAGGTAGTAAGCATGCTGAAGTTCCTCCATACCGCTTCGAGAGTCGCGGGGCTTACCTACCAGCTTGCCTTTACCGCAGTTCTCATCGGTGGCCTTGCGGCCAACGTTGTGAAGAGCGTTAAGGGTCGTAAGAAGAAAGCTGGTTGAGCCGGTGGTGGATGACAGCTTGCGGGAGAAGCATCGTGGCGATACGTTCTGAACGGACGATTTATCAACTGGTTGAAGCGCACCTTCGTGGAAAAACTGAACCCATTACTTGCGTCGAACTCATGGACATCCATGAAATACGCGAAGAGGCTCTTGCAGAGTTCGGGAGAAGCAACCGCGATGTGCGTACAGCGACGAACAAGCTATCCGATACGCTTGGCTTCATGTGGCGCAGAGGACTGCTCACTCGTTATCCAGCTCCTCGAAGCGAACTGTCTTTTGCACGGTACGCGTACACGTGGAACGAACAAAAGATCGACCCCTCAAAGCCGATTCCACCACCCGCTCGTTTTTCGAGCAAGTTTCCGGTGGGGATCATAGAGCATGACGATTGTGTCGAAATCGAATTCGAGAAGTTCACCGTCTTCGTTCGTCCTAAGTAGAGATGACCTCGTCGCCTGGAGCGGCTACCGGCAGCGCAGCAAGATTGCCATGTGGCTGCGCTCCAACGGCGTGATCTTCCTCTTGGGAGCTGATGGATGGCCTCGCGTTCAGCGCGACGGGGCCACCCCTGTGTACAAGACTCTGACACCGTCTAAGCCGAATCATCAAGCTCTGAAGGAGCTGCAAAGTGGGTCGCCCAAGAATTCATCGACGCGATCTTCCTGAGCGCGTCTATTTCAAGGATGGGGCGTACTACTACGTCCATCCAGGTACGAACAAGTGGGAGAAGCTGGATCGTGATTACGCGAAAGCGATGGCTAGGTGGGCTGACATTTTGGGATCACCCGCGCAATGTGTTTCTGTCTCCGATTTGCTCGACAGATACCTCCTTGAAGTCGTACCGCACAAAGCTCCTCGCACGCAGGAGGATAACCGACAGGAGATTCGGTTCCTTCGTGCGTTCTTTGGTGGCATGGCGCTATCTGCAGTCAAGCCGATGCACGTGGCCGACTACATTGCGACTCGCAAAGCGAAAACGCGAGGCAACCGCGAAGTGGCGCTCCTCAGCCATGCATTCAACAAGGCAATACTTTGGGAGCTTGTGGGAAGCAACCCCTGCTCAGTCCCGGGAATACGAAATAGCGAAACGCCGCGTGATCGCTACGTCACTGACGAAGAGATCGAGGCATTCAAAAAGGAGTGTCCGCAATGGTTAAGAAACTACCTAGAGCTAAAGCTCCTGCTCGGGCTGAGAAATCAGGACATGCTCCTGCTGAAGAAAACGGACTTCAGCGACAACCTCCTGCGGGTCAAAACCCTGAAGACCGGAAAGACACTGGCCATCCAGATCACGCCGGAAGTGAAGCGGATACTCGACCGCTTCACTCACAAATCGCCGCACTTATTCGTAACCAAATGGGGGACAGCGTTCAGCTCGAATGGTTTCGCATCGGCTTGGCGACGAGCGATGGACGCATATGTATCGACTGGGAACCAGCGATTCCACGAGCATGACATTCGCGGCAAGGTCGCCACGGACATGCTTGACCCACGCAAGGCACAGCTTCTCCTCGGTCACAAGACTCTGACACAGACTGAGGAATACATGAAACAACGAGCCACTGACGTAATTCAACCGCACTCAAGGAGCAAGAAATGAGACTCACCAAGACCGACAAGGAAGCGTTCGTTCGCGCTGTCATGGACGACGTACCGAAGATTGATTACGAGGAGATGATCAGTGATCGTCTTCAGGCATGGATCATCGACAACATCTGCCCTGCAGAGATCAAGGCCGCGTGGAAGAACCCCGAAGCGCGCCCGCTACTCGACTTCAAATACACCTACATGCCGGGTCGTTTCCCGAACCTTTACATGGTTCGCCCGAGCGACTGGGGGTTCGATGAAAAGTGCCCCATCTACGACGAACTGGGCGCCCTGCAAGACAAGTCCGCTGAGCAGCGTCTGCAACGCAACGAACTGAAGGAACGACTCAAGGCCCTCATCGAAGGTTGCAGCACGTTGAAGGTGGCCGAAGCACGCCTTCCCGAGTTCAAGGAATACCTGCCTGCCGACCGTGACGGCGGCAAGACCGACAACCTCCCCGCTATCTCGAACGTGGTGGCTACCCTGGTCGCCGCTGGCTGGCCGAAAGGAGCAACAGCATGAACGCACCCCATGTAGAAGAACTGCTGGTCGTCAACGACCTCTTCGCCGCGCTGATCAACGTGCTCACACGTTCGGTCATGGCACAGCTTGAGCCGCGCCTCGCCGCCTTGGAGAAAGACTCCACCGAAGCTGCGAACAAGCTGCACGAGCTTTACGCAGCAAAGGATGACAGCGTGCTCACCGAAGAACGTGTCAAAGAACTGATCGATGACAAGCTCCAAGACTACGATCCCACGGACGCTCGCTACTTCGATGACAGGGTGAAGGAAATCATGAACGAGCACAATGTCGAGCGGATCGAAAAGGTCGTCAAGGAGTTCATCGAGAACAACGTGCGGGTGAACCTCGATGTCGACTGAAACCAACATCGAGCTGGTCACGCGTCTGATGACCTTCAGCCCCACCGGGGCGATGAGTCAGTTGTTCATCATGGAAGCCATCGGTCGCTATGCGAAGCAAGTCAGCGAGGCCGACATGAGCGGCTGGCCTGAGAACCACATCATCAACCCCGAGGCGTGGCAGAAGACCGCACGCTTCATCAACGAAGAACTGGAGAAACGAAATGGCACATGAAGTCGAACAGATGGCCTACGTCGGCCAAGTCCCGTGGCACGGCCTTGGTAATAACCTCAGCCCCGGCAGCAGTATCGAAGAGTGGCAGCATGCCGCAGGGCTTGACTGGCAAGTCAGCAAGCGCCCGGTGCAGTATCGCAACGACGACGGCCTCGGCGGTATGTCGCTGACCAACTACAAGGACAAGTTTGTCCTGGCCCGTGACACGGATCACCGTCCTTACGCCGTTGTCTCCGACCGCTACAAGCCGGTGCAGCCGAAGCAAATTCTCGAGTTTTTCCGCGACCTCATTGCGGACTTCGGCATGACCATCGAGACCGCAGGCTCCCTGCGTGACGGCCAGCGGGTATGGGCGCTCGCCAAAACCGGCAACGTGCACGAAGTGCTCGGCGTCGACAAGGTGGACAGCTACTTGATGCTCGCTACGTCCTACGATCTGACGTTCTCCACGCTGGCACAGTTCACGTCTGTCAGAGTGGTGTGCAACAACACCCTGCAGCAGTCCTTCTCCAACCATTCGGCCCGGGTGACGATCCCGCACTTCCGCGACTTCAACGAAGGCGACGTGAAGGCTGAACTGGGTGCTGGCTTCGAGCAGTGGGACAAGTTCGCCAAGTCCATGGACGATTTGGCGTGGCTGCAGCTCGACACGGTCAAGGCGCACGAGGTGCTGACCCGCATCTTCCCGCTGACCAACGACCCGCTCAAGGACAGCGTCAACAACGGCCACATCGCCAAGGTGGAAGAGCTGTTCGCAGGCAAGGCCATCGGCGCCGACATCGCCGGTCAGACCGGATGGGGTCTGGTGAACGCCGTGACCGAATACCTCGACCAGCATCGCCGTGCACGCAACCAAGGCAATCGCCTGGACAGCGCATGGTTCGGTGACGGCTTCATCACCAAGCAGCGCGCTTACGACGAGCTGATGAAGTTGCTGACATGAGCCAAGACACCACCAGCCCCGCTGCGAAGTGGGCAAAGCGCGAGCAGGAGCGCCGTCAAAAAGCCATGGAGCAATTCATGGCGCTCCTGAAGAAGCCGGAACACGCTGAAGTGTTGTCGGCGTTCCAAACCTGCAAAGAAGTCGGCTGTCATCTTTAGGAGAACGAGATGGGACAGTACTGGAAGGTGGTCAATCTAACCAAGAAGGAATACATCACACCCCACAAACTCGGTACGGGTTTGAAACTGTGGGAGCAACTTGCCAATCATCCCGGCACCGGGGCTGCGCTGATCATTCTATGTGCAGCCATGCCTGAAGCTCGCGGTGGCGGCGACTTCGATCTGGACGAGAACTGGCACGGGCCGGAACGCACGTTCCCCGAGCACAACTGTACGCCGGGGCCAATGCCTGAAGAGTACCAAACCATCGCACATCGAACGATCGGTCGATGGGCCGGTGATCGTATTGCTCTCATTGGTGACTATGCCGAAGCATCCGATCTGCGCCGTCACAATAAGACGGACATCCCTGCCGACAAGATTTACGAGCGATGCAACGAGGATCATCCGGAGAAATGGACGGATGTCAGCGAGGATGTCGCCCGAGTCATCGAGCATGAACTCAACGGCAAGTACGAAGGTAATGGATGGAAGGAATTCAAATACCTTCGTGAAGCGGCGTAACTGAACCCCAAGCCGAGAGTGGGAACTAAACCTCGGCAGTTGGAACGTCGGTTGCCTCCAAAAACTTAACTGACGCGATCCAACCGCGAGAAACCAGCGTACTCGGTTAGCCCTGCTCCCTACACGCGCCAACGTGGTGGGTTGTAGCAGGCACCAACAAGGAGATTCAAATGGCTACGTGGCATCAAGAACAGAACCCTGTTCCGTTGTGGCACAAAACCAAATGGACTGTCGTGAACGATCCTCCAAGAATGCTCACGACAGTGATGCGCTTTGATACGCCACACACAGCCGAAGCCTATATGGACAGGATGAAGTCTCGCAGCCACGACAAACACATGTATCTACTGCGTCCTCAAGGAGATTGAAATGGGTTACGGCCCAGTGGTGAACGGCAAGCAGCGCCCAATCAGTTCGTGGAAAGGGTCGTGGGCGCAACAGGAACAGGAAAGGAAAGAGCGCACTACGTACTCACCTCTACACGGTTGCATGGTGACGCGTCGTGCAGATCGACCTGATCTTTTGGAATCACGGAGGAAATAATGGGCTGGCTCTTTTCTTCACGATGGCTCGAACGCAAGGACTTGATCGCACACCTCGTCGAGAACAAGGGTGGGGCGAAGATCATCAAGCACTGCTGCGTCGGCAACAACCTGTGGATGGTCATGGAGCATGAAGACGGCAAGCGTTCCATTTGCCTCGTCATGATGCGAGGGCCACACAACGCAGGTAAGGGTTACACCGGGAGTGACAAGGACTGGTGGGGCTACAAGGATGTACATGAGACAGCAGGGCCATACCAGCTCTCCTGTCCTGAGTCCTACCTGATGATGTGCACAGCGCCTGAGAACACCTACGCCTATGAATGGCGCCAGCGCGTGTATGCACGACATGCGCGTCTGCGTGCAGCCGTCGCCGGTACAAGGTATGTGGATCGTGAAGGGCAAGAAATCAAGATCGTGAAACGCCGCAGCCCCTCCAGTTGGCTGATTACCATCAACGGTTACCAGTACCGGGCGGGTTCCAGATACATCGCTTCATTGGAGAAACAAACATGAGCTTCAAACCGGCATTCAAGTTCAAAGGTCAGGCTGAACCCTCGACCAACAGCCAAGCCTTCGCCACGTACGACGAAGCCCACAAGTCAGCCGAGCAACGTTTCCGTGTCTGGACGATGCCCGAAGACTTCTGCGTCATCGAGTCCGACGAGCCGGTGAACTACAGGTGGGACGACCACCTGGGCAACGTGATGCTCGATTCCGAGCACGCGCTGATGGCGGCGAAGGTGACAGCATGAACCTACCCATGAGCGACGGCGAGTATCTCTCGCACAAAGGCACCCATTGTCCCTTCTGCGATTCCGAACACATTCACGGCGGCAGTGTGGAGATCGACGGCGGCAGCGCCCATCAAGAAGTCACATGTCACACGTGTGGCAAGTCCTGGGCTGATCTGTACAACCTCGTCGGCTACGTCGCGCAATCATGACCACCTACGTCCGCATCATCAAAGTGTACGACGTTGAAACAGACGATGACCAGACCTATCAGCACAACATCGACCGTGTTGTTGATCTGGAATCCCAAGGTGCTTTGTTCAGCACATTCGATGTCTGCATCGTCGATGGGCAAGGTAAGGAAATCACCGAAAAACAATTCGAGAAGATGACGAAATGACCCCCATCAAAGCCCTCAAGTATCTGGAGATTGCCCGTGCAGCCGCAAAGTTCAGCAAGGATGAAAGCACGCAGGTTGGCGCGGTCATCCTCGGCCCGTCGCAGGAAGTCCGCTCCCTCGGCTACAACGGAGCGCCTCGCGGTTGCGCGGCTGATGAAGATTCTCGCGGCAGAGAACGACCGGAGAAGTACTTCTGGTTCTCCCATGCTGAACTCAACGCCATTACGAACGCCGCGAGGGTGGGTACTCCTCTGCTCGGAAGCGCAATCATCGTCACCCACTTCCCGTGCATGGACTGCGCTCGTGCGATTGTTCAAGCGGGGATAGTCGAGGTGTATTGCCCTCGCCCTTCGGACGAGTTCGCTGAGCGTTGGAAAGAACATACCGGGCGATCTCTCAAGCTCTTCAACGAATGCGGAGTGGATGTGACATGGCTGTGAAAGACAGAGACGGATGTGAACTCCGCGAAATGCTCCGTGCCATGCAAGCCGGGGAACTGACCGTAAGCCGAGGCATCGAGCTTGTCGATATGTGGCTGGCTGGAAACTACCGCGACGACATGTTGCCGCCAGTACGCGACGGCCTGGGCGAAGATGAAATGCCGTGGGATCGAATCGACAAGCTGACCCGAGAGCTTGACGAACTTCGCTTCCGTATGGAAGGACTCGAAAAATGAGCATGCGAATCACAATCCAAGTGACGTGCGACACACCAGAGGACGCGAAGGATGCGATCAACCGGCTGACACGTCCAAAGACATGGGTGGACGATGTGGAATCGTCCACCAGACTGAATGCGGGGCGTGAGACCGGAGCTAATACGGATTCCGGCAAAAAGGTGGATAACGATGAGGCGAGGCACTCTTCGCACCCCACCACCCGCACCACTTCAACGGGGAGCAGCGCCAAGGGTGCTGAACAGTCGGGTGACAACGAAGGGGTCACAGGCGCTCCCCGCCCCAACATTTCGCCAGGGGAACCAGCCATCGGCAAGATCGGTGGCGCCACCCGTGAATACCTGCTGAACGAACTGAAGGCGGGTGACAGAACCACCGAGTACAAGGACTTCCATAAGTTCAAGGAACACCTGAAGCTCCTGTGGTCTCGCGGCGAAGTGAAATTCGACGGCGATGAGTACTACCTATGACCACCTGGCATTTGGGTAGACCACCCGGGAAGCTCGCGCATCCAAAGCAATGGAATGTGCTGGTTGTTCCTCGGGAAGGCAACCTGTCCTTTGCACGGTTCGATGACGAACAGCGTGCACGCGGCTTTTTCGCAAAGATGCAAGCGCGCTCCGGCGACCTGTCCGAACTCTTTCCACCCACCTCATTCTCGGGCGCACCTTCCAAGAAAGGAGCAAACGCTGCTGCGGGAAACATCAGCGGCCCGAGAACCTATCCCATAGAGGAGTACACATGAAATCCAAGGAAGTCGAACTCATCGAAGAAAAAGCCGAGCAACTCATCAAGTACGCCGAGTCGCTCGATCTCATCGTGACCATCTCGCTCAAGCCGTTGGAACCCCTTGCCATGGGGAACCACAAGATGGTGGCCGAAGTCTCTCCGCGAAAGCCCTACTGACATGACAAAGATTCTGGATCACGGCTACGTTGACCTCGTTGAACACTGGGGCAGCGACGAACGCATCATCGAAGCGGCGCGCATGTCCGTCGACAAGGGCTTCATCAGTTGGGAGCCGTATGAAGGCCACCCCAAGGGTGACGCCGGTCTGCTGCGCCACCTGTACATGAACAACCACTCGACACCGTTCGAGATGGCCGGTCTGATCATCGAGGTCAAGGCACCGATCTTCGTGTTCCGCGAGTGGCACCGTCACCGCACCCAGTCCTACAACGAGATGAGCGCACGCTACATCCCGCTGCCGGATGAGAACTACATGCCTTCAGGTGATCGCCTGTTTGCCAATCTTCATTCAGCTAACAAGCAGGCACAAGGCACGGGTGCTTCATTGACCCCCGCGACAGCAGCAAGGTGGCTGGAATCCCTTGACGACCTGTATATCCATGCACAAAGGGTCTATGAACAAGGCATCGCCGCTGGCATCCCCAAGGAACTGGCGCGTCTGCCGGTGCCGGTGGCTCGCTACTCCCGCATGCGTGCCTCAGCGAACCTTCGCAACTGGCTCGGCTTCCTGACGCTGCGCGACCACCCTGCAGCGCAATGGGAAATCCGCGAGTACGCCCATGAAGTGGCGAACATCATCCAGAGCCTGTTCCCCCGCACCTACGCACTTTTCGAAGAGAAGAACAATGTCGTATCGAGCACACCTGTCGCGGTCAAGCAGTAATGCTAAGACCGGGCCAATCCCTGTCAGCACCACCGAACCCAGTACCTGTCCTCCGGACTGCGCACAGTACGATACGTGCTATGCAAAGTTTGGCCCTATGGTTATGCATTGGCGTGCTGTTGAGCGCGGTGACCGTGGGGTGGACTGGCCTGAGTTCTGTGATCAAATCCGTCGCCTGCCCGGTCGCCAGTTGTGGCGGCACAACCAAGCAGGCGATCTGCCTGGGGACGGACGTAAACTCGACTCTGATGCTTTCTATCAGCTCGTGCAAGCGAATATGGGCAAACGAGGCTTCACCTACACGCACTACCCGCTGACCGTGGAGAACCTGTCCATGATGGAAGCAGCGACGGCGGCGGGATTTACCGTCAACGTTTCGTGCGACTCTCTGACGGTGTCTGATAGAGTGACAGACATCACGGACTTGCCCCAGGCCGTGGTGCTGCCCTCTACCACTACGGAGAAGACGCTCTACACAGCCGGTGGTCGCAAGGTCATCGTCTGCCCCGCGACCTACCGGGACGACGTGATGTGCTGGAACTGTGGCATCTGCCACGACGCATCAAAGGAACGGGCCGTGATCGGATTCCCCGCACACGGCAGCAAGAAGAAAGTCATCGACATAAGGCTTGCGAAATGAGTATCGACATTCGAATCCCCTGCACCGCCATGTTCATCTGCGAAGGTTTGCACGATAGCGGATACGACAAAGTGATTGCCGCTGCCGCCGCCAAGTGCGAAGGCTGGTGCGAGACCGTCGAGGACATCTCGAAATACGCCGAGTTCATTACCACCCACGCGCAACGATTCGTCGACCTGGAGTTCGACTACCCCGGCGTCTTCGACTACGAGGTCAGCGCCCCGTTCGGCAGGTGGTTCGGGGAGCAGCTCATTGCCGGTACGTGGCCTTCGGTTACTCAGGCCCACGAAAAGATCAAGGAGTTGGTGATGCGCTTCTTCACTCAAGGCATGAGGTGCTCAGCGTGAAGTACCTCCCGCCTCTGAACCCGAGCGCCGTTCATCCCTCTGATCAGTTCCTGATCGTGAACCCGATACGCAAGCAGATCGTTGAAAGCGCGGGTTCCATGCTCGCCGCCAACGACGCCGCACAGATTCTCAACCAGCACGAACAGCGCAATGGCCGTCCGTGCATCTACAAGGTGATTCACAAAAATGAGCAGATTTGACGATATCCGTAAGTGGGGCATGGATCGCAACATCATCCAAGGCACGCGCCCCGAGAAGCAGTTCGTGAAGCTGATGGAAGAGGTCGGCGAGCTGGCCGAGGGTCTCGCCAAGGGCAAGCCCGAGCTGATCATGGATGGCATCGGTGACACGGTGGTCGTCCTGGTGATGCTCTCCGCTCAGTGCGGCCTGACCATCGAAGAGTGCATCGAGGAAGCATGGAACACGATCAAGGATCGCAAGGGTCGCATCGTGGACGGCATCTTCGTCAAGGAAGCGGACTTGCCCGGTGGGGTTCACTTCACCGCTCACAACGAGTTGTCCAAATGATCACTTCTTATCTCGCCAGAGATTCGATTGATACAACAGCTTTAGAGAATCTCGTTTATGAAACAGTAATGAGCTTTGGTTTGCTCGGCTGCATCAGCGACGAAATTCGTGCTCGTCATCCCCATTTGGCGTACTCCTCCATCACTGCTCGTTATTACAACTTGGAGAAGCAAGGCCGAATCATTCGTCCCGGCAGCATGCGCCCCGGCAGATCGGGTCGTATGCAAGCGGAGATTTGGGCTGACAAATTTGCCAAGCAACTAATCGTTATTGACGATCCAGAAGGTTTGTTGCGCGACTTCGGCGCAGCATCAAGACAACGCATAAAGGATTTTCTTCATGTCTGACCTCTTCAAGTGCATGCTCGCCACCGACGCGGAACTCGACAAGCTCCGCTTCCCGCTGCTGGCCAGCGCCAAGCTCGACGGCGTGCGCGCCGTAGTGCGCGGCGGGACGGTGTACAGCCGCTCCAACAAGCCGATACCGAACGTCTTCGTGCAGAACCTGCTCGATACCTTCGAACACCTTGACGGTGAGTTGATCGTCGGTGAGCCGACAAGCAAGACCGTCTACCGCGATACGGTCAGCCACGTCATGTCCCAGGACAAGGTGAACTACGACCTCCGCTTCTACGTGTTCGATCACGTGCGCGATCTGAGCGCGCCGTATCTGAAGCGCAACCTCGCCATCACCAACGAGTTCTACGGCAAGTGGGGTGCCAACCCCATCCTTCGTCGCCACGACCAATATCACATTGGCTGTCTCGACACGCTGCTCGAACTCGAAGAGAAGCTGCTCAACCAGGGCTACGAAGGTCTGATCCTGCGTGACCCGAATGCACCCTACAAGCGGGGTCGCAGCACCGTCAAGGAAGGGTATCTCCTGAAGCTGAAACGCTTCGTGGATGCTGAGTACGAAGTCATCGGCTTCGAGGAGCGCATGCACAATGGAAACGTCGCAACCACCAATGAGCTTGGCCGCACTAAGCGAAGCTCTCACCAAGCTGGCAAGACAGGACGCGGAGACCTCGGAGCCTTGGTTCTTCGTAATCCCACCGGAGCTGACTTTAGCGTTGGCACAGGATTCACAGATGATGAGCGCGCTGCGATCTGGTCGCGTCGAGATTCTCATCTCGGCAAAATTGCCAAGGTTAAGTACTTCCCGGTCGGGATGAAGGATGCACCGCGTCATCCAGTGTTCCTTGGTTGGCGCGATCCGAAGGACATGTCGTGACACCACTCACCCTCTTCGGCAGCACCTTCATCCTCGTCTTCACGCTCGGCTTGCAAAGCCAGCTCGTGAATCGAGGACACCACATCGCAGCCTTCATCAACAGCCTGTGCATCGGCATGGCGAACTTGGTGTTGTTCAAGCTCGCCCCGGGTGCAGCCGGATGGGACATCGTCGGGTTCCTCTCCGGTGGGCCATTCGGCATCGTGTTCTCGATGTGGTTCTACCGGCGCTACTTCCACCATAGGGGTAGGCCATGAGCTTCCGATCTGATGACACCTTTGCTGATCGCGTACTTCAAGCAGCCAAGGACGAACTCGAACGCGAGCGTTACCGCGAAGCGGTCGAGAAAGCCAAGCAGCGCCTGCGAGCCACCAAGTGGTGGCATCGCTTTATTCCCATCATCACCATCACCTGGAGAAAATCATGAGTAGCCTGTTTGACATCAAGAAAGTGGAAGACGAAGCCCAAGCGGAAATCGTCAAGGAGCGCACCGAGAAGGCCAAGAACGCCTTGGTCAAGAAGATGCGTGAACTGGCTGCGGCTGAGGACGTGGTGCGTAGCATCAAGCGTTCCATCGAAGACCTCAAGGCGAGCATTGCAGATGGCTCGTTTGCTGGTTAATCCGCGCAGCGAAGTCCGCTTCGATGGCTGGCGCAGCGATACCTTCACCCTCGGTCAACGAGGGTGGCGTATCTCCATCCAAGAGAACATCGAGTACGGTCGGTTTGAGATGATGCTTGAGCATCAGGGTACAAACCTGATCATGCATGCTCAGTCGAAGATTCATCCCATGCGGGAACACCAAGCTCGTTCCGCAAGCCAGTGGTACAACGAAATGCATCATGGTAGGGATGAGTTCGACGGGCCACCGTTCGATGTAATTCGGGTGTTTGCAATGAACCCGAACCTCAAGGTCTTTCACGAGATGCCGGTGTTCTTTGACTGGTCTGAGACAAGGCCACGCAGCGTCGAGGTCGATCTTCAGTCCTACAACCCGTTCGAGTTCCCGATCTTCCAGAGGAAGGGTCAACCCGAGGCACAGGAACTGATCGTGGAGCCGAAGGATGTTCTGCAGCTTCTCGAACAGATCAAGCAGATGCAGGCACCGGAGCAAGCCGACATTCGCAGGCGCAATCGACAACGCGAGGCGGTGCCGCTGGTGCACGCCAGCATCCTTTCCTTTGGAGAAGCCGCGTGAGCAAACCCTCGAAGGCATCAACCAACAAGGCTGTGCAGAAGGTGGTGAATGACGCCGTCAAGCGTGGCTGGACGGTTGAATACCCTTCGGGTCACGCCAAGATTCGCTCACCGTGTGGACGGTGGGCGATCCCGGTGGCACGTACGCCACGAGATGACAACAGTGCGCGCCAGCTTCAGCGCGACATCGCCAAAGTGGAGAATAACAAATGAGCTACACACGAAACATCGGCAGCAATCGCGGCAAACCGCGCCTCTGGCTTGAAGGCGCCATTCTCACCGAGTGCGGCTTCAAGCATGGTCAGAACTGGCACCTTGAGTGCAACGACGACGGCTCGCTCACCCTTCTCACGAGCGAGGCGGGTACGCGTCGTGTTGCCGGTACACCCGAGCGACCCATCATCGACATCAACAACGGGAAGATTCTCCTCGGCCTTGGGCCGAAGGTGGAACTGCGCCGCCTGGGTGATGGAATCATCCACGTGGAGAACGTCAAGTGAAAGTCGGCGACAAGCTCACCACGTGGTTCAGTGGTCTGCCTGATGGCAAGTCCACGATCATGAACATTCGCCCCTACACGGGACGGTACAAGGAGCACTTCACCCATTTCATCGAACTCACTGCTCCGAAAACCACTCGCGGAACTTTGGAGATGGCCGTGAAGGAATCCGACATCAACCTTGAGATCGAGCGAGAGGCGGCATGAAGATCGTTGAAATCACCGGAGAGGACTTCTCCACAGCACGCAAGTACATGCGGGAGTGGGTTCCGAACTCTGACAATGCCGAGATGATGTGCGCGGCCCTGCGCGAGGACACAAGCCTTGCTGTGCGCGCGCTGGTGGACAACCGTGGCATCGCCGCTGTGGCCAGCTACATCGCCTATAAGGACAGGTTCCACATCTTCAGCCTGGGCAGCATTGAAGCTGGCTGCGGCTCCCTGCTCATGGACAACCTTGAACACATGGCCTCCGTCTTCAAGCTGCCGGTCACCGTGCTGGCGACCAAGAAAGCTGTCGGCTTCTACGAGAAGCGGGGCTATAAGCCTATGGCTCGTCAAGGCACTTCGAAGTCGGTTGTCAGGATGCGCCTGCCGAGGAAGAGGCCGTGAAGACACCATACAAAGCATTCGGATTCAACATCGCCACCAACGCACTCCTCACCGAGGCTGGCCCTGACGAAGAGCGCACGCGGATACGTAGCTGGAAGGAACGCCTCTTCACGTGGCCTTGGCGTCCGTGGCAGAAGACTGCCACCCACATGGCTCAGACCCAAGTCCCGAGCCGACAGGTTTATCGCATACGGGACACCTTGGTGATGCATCCCTCCATGCTTGAGGAAATCAAGCGCCAGTTGGAGGAGATGAAGTGACTCTTCGCAAATTCTTTTGACTCCTGTTCGGTTGTCACAGGTGGCACTACCGCAACCCTTACGACCGAACATGCACCGTATGCGGTAGGCATGAGGTGTCCTTTTGCTCCAGTCTGGAAACATGGAACCGCTCATGGTGGGAGACCTTCAGGGAAGGTGATGAGTCCAAGCACTACACCAAACCGAAGCCCGAGATCGGAGACTTCCGTGAATTCCCCTGACAAACCCTGTCCCAAGTGTGGGACCATCCTGAAGATCAAGGGTAACTCCAAGTGGTGCCAGAACGGCTGTGACATCTTCACCGCCGTTCCCCGTGGGTCTGGATTCACCGTCAAGGCCAACGACTCCATGGGTCAGATATTTGCCCATAGCGACGGTTTGCGCAAAACCCCTACCCAAGGCGGTTTCGAGAACTGACGAAATAGTGTTTCACGGCTGTTCCACGGCCCCGCCACGGAGTTATCCACAGGGGTGCGGCTGTGGCGCTGCCTCCGACAGACTTTCAGCGGCTCTAAAGGGCTGTATTCGAGCCGACCTATTTTCTTGCCTGCGAGGGTAGCGAGCAGCCCCTCAGTCTGCCAGAGCAGTCCCTAATACCCGCGTCAGACTTCCAGCAAAAACGATCGAAAGAGAGTGAAAGAGCCAAAAGTATTAGGGTGCATTTGTCATGCTACCTACCCTGGAACCCTTGCGTTTACTGGGGTGGCTGATGGGACTCGAACCCACGACAGCCGGAATCACAATCCTCGTGTCGCCTTTTGTCATAACCCGGGAAGCCTTGCGCCACAAGGGTTTCAAGGGGTCTCAGGGAATCTAATTCTCTAATACTTCTCAACTTCTCAAATACTCGCTCAGAGCGACACCCGCGCCAGCACAGGGTTTACGGCATTGACATATTCTGAAAAACGGCGGTTCCGAAATTTTAACCACAGGAACAAGGGCTTGCGAAACTTCGGAACCCTGGTTACGAACTTCGGAACCGGGTAACTCATTGACTACACAGGGGGAAAGGCAATAAAAGTTCCAAAGTTCCGAAATTTCGACCCAACTCTATATAGAGAACACATAGTTGGGTCCATCCGAAAATCAACTTTCCTTTTTCTGTAACGACTGACCCTAAACTTCGGAACTTTGGAACTTTTTGCTGCTTTCCCCAACTGTTTCAACGTGTTAAGCGGTTCCGAAGATCGGAACTTTGCCTCAAAAGTTCCGAACTTTGCCTGTTTTGAGGACAATGGCATGAGATTTTCAGGTAGAGTGAAGGCCCAAGGTTAGTGGACACTAACATGCGTGCCCTCCCATTTCTCCTGTTTTCACCCTCCGCTTTTGCCGTCTTCATGCCCTCGGGGAGTGTCTCTGGAATCCCTTGGTGGGTATTCCTCATCGCCGCCTTGATCCTGTTGGCGACGATGAGGGATAAGAAGTGATCAGTCGACAGCCCCACGCACCTGTGGGCTGAGCGGTAGCGCCTTCAACCCTGTGAGGCCGAGCGGGTCTTTGAAGGCGTCACCGATCTGCCCAACCATGGGGCCAGCAGCCCTCAAGGGGTTGTCTGCGGCGTCCAGGCCGAACTGATAGATGCCTGCCAGTCCCGCACGCTGTACGCCGTTGCTAAGCACGCCTGCGGGGCCGAGACCCTTCATCCACTCCGGCTCATCGCCTAGATTGGTGACCAGACCCTTGAACAGGTCTGCAGCAATCATCACCGGCACGTAACCCGCCACCAGCGTCAGCGCCGGGGAGTAGTTCCCATGCTGAGCCTCGATGTAGGCGCGGCGCAGGATCACGCGGTGCATGGCGTAGGTGAAGGTCTTGAACTGGAAGAAGAGCTGGTACAGCGGATCGCTACCCCATGTGGTGCGCTGTGCGGCTGTGGGGCGCAGGATGGCGCCGTCAACCCACCGCATCAAGGCCACGCGGTTCTTGTCATCGGTGATGTCGAGCTGGCCATCCTTCATCTTGATGTCGCTGGCCTTGACGTTCTCACCGTAGAGTTCTTCGATGTAGCGTGCGCTGTGCTGGTTCGGTGTGGTGACGTGCTTCTCGATGAACTTCTTCGCCACCATCGTCGCCTGGGCGCGGACGCCACGGTTGTAGGCTTCCATACCGTTGAACTGGAACAGCTTGTCGTTCAGCCATGCAGCACCCTTGGCCGTGAACTGTGAGCCGTACATCTCACCGAGCATCCCGTGGAAGTGGTTCGCGTCGATGGTGCCTACGTACTCGGCCAGCTTGATCGCGTCGGTCTTGTAGTCCTTGCCCTTGACGATGCTTGTGAGACCGGCGCGCAGTGTGGCGAAGGCGTCATTCACTTCGCCGCCGTTGATGATCGTCCCCATGGGGTCGATGATGTTTGCAAACAGGACGTAGCCGAGGTTGCGCCAGTTCTGGTAGGCCATCATGTAGCTGCTGACAGTCTTGGTCAGGTCAGAGGCGTCAGCGCCGAGGGTGCCTTCCATGGCAGAGATCGCCTTGGCATAGCTCACCATGCGCTCGTTCACACGCTTCGTCAGCTCGGACACGCCTTGGTCATCAACCCCGTTGTCCTTCATGATGCGCGGGATCAGGTCTTGCCACTCGCTTGGCGGCTTCTTGCCAGCCTTAATCGCCGCATCCCTCTCGAAGCGGTATGCGCTCTTGGCCTTGCCGACGAGGTCTTTCACACCCATCCCGTCAGCATCCTTGTTGAGTTCCCACTCGTGAGCCTGCCGCATGTTGCTCTCTACCACCTCACCGGCGAGGCCGAAACGCTTCACGTACTCGGCGCGCTTCACAGCCTGACGGATGTAGCCGGACAGGATATGGGTGAAGTCCTTCTCTTGGAACTCGGCGAACACACGCATGTCGATGAAGTTCAGGGTGCGCTTGTTGACCGCCTTCATGAACGGCGCGAAGCCCATGGACGAGTTGGTCTCGCCCAGGTCGTTCTGGCCATTGCTCGTGGTCAGGCGCTGAAGGATCGCGTGAGCGATGTCCTCCGGTGTCAGCGGCTTCGCTGCCTTGCTCTCGGCATTCACCTTGTCGGCGATACCCTGCAAGTCCTTGGTGTGGTGCTGCAGCAGCAAAGCGATGAACTGCTCACCGTTTGATGCCAGCTTCTCCGTGTCCCATGCACGCGGGAAGTAGTTCTCCACGTAGCTCACCGGCACCCAGGCGTCCTTCTCGTTGTCCCACACGGATACGCCAGAGTCCTTCAGGTACTCGTGCATGCGCAGGAAGAAGGACTTGCGACCGTCGCTGGTCATGCCACCCGGCTTGAGACCCTGTATCTCGTCTTGAATCTTGCGAGCGATGCGGTCAGGGGCTGTGATGCCTTTCTGCATCGCCTCCATCGCCATCTCCACATCCTTCGGGTCTATCTCCTCGTCGGGGCCGTAGGCGCGCTCGATGGCACGCTTGAGACCGGAGTCCATCTGGTCGATCTTCTGGCGCACGGCTTGAAGGTGACCTTGCTGACCCTTCTCACCGACCACGTTCACGAACAGGCGACCGAGGGTGTCGAGGTGCGGGTTCTTGTTCCCGACGAGGCGACCTTCCACGGAACCGAGGAAGGCGTTGGCCTTATCCACGTAGCCGCTCAGGTTGGTCGTCACCTTGCCCCACTCCGCGTTCATCGAGTCCATGGCGTTCATGGCTTGGCCGAAGAAGCTCATGTCGTTGGCCGCACCCTGGTTGAAGGCGATGAGGATTTGCTCGGCCTTCTGGTCTTCCGTCAGGACACCGAGCACACCCTTGATGAAGTTCTTGATCTTGGCGAACAGACCTTCGGCCTTCGGGCCTAGCTCAAGCACACCGGCTGCGTGGAACTGATAGACGTACGCGGCGAACTCTTCAGGATCAGAGAGCTGCTTGATTGCCTCGGGGTGACCGGCGAGAAGCTGTTCGAGCTTGCGCCGGATGATCTTGTTGGTCGACAGGTTGTTCAACACTTCGAGAGTGCGTGCGTCACCGTGATCGCGCAGGCGCTTGAACAGCTCGTGGATGGACTCGTGGTGGGCCACGCCGTAGGGGTCTACGGCGGTGGTGGCAATACGCATGGCACCCTTGGGAGACCACTCACCGGCGATGGCCATATCCTTGATGATGACCTTGAACTTCGGGCCTAGCACCCGCTCCGCGTACTCGCGGATCGCCGCCTCTACTTCAGGGGTGACGGTGACTTCTGCGCTGTTTGTCGTGGCGCTTGGTTTCTTGTCGAGCACCTTCAGGTTCTCTTCCACCTCGGCCAGCTCGCGCTGAGCCTTCGCCAGCACACCAGCGAGGCGCTTGCCGTTTTCGATGATCGCCTCACGGCTCTTGGGTGCGGCCTTGGCCAGCAGCTCTCGACCCTTGGCGAGGCGCTGCTCCGTGGTGCTGATGATCCCCTTCAGCGTGCCGATGCGCTCAGTGGCGCTCTGTTGATTGCGGCTGTGCTTACCCTGTACGTCGAGCTTGGTCTCTTCGTCGCGCACATGGACTTGGGATTCTTGCTGCTCAGCAGCGTTTTCGGAGAACACAACACCTTCGTCCAGTGACGGAGTAGCCTTGCCTGCGTAAGGAGACTTGGTGTTCGTGTTCGTCTTGCCAGAGGCGGCGTTCTGCACAGCCGTATCGCCGAACTCTTGAGCGAACGGCTTGGCGAGGTCGGGGCGGCGCTGATTCGCTGTATCGGACGCAGAGATTGAACCCGCTTCCTTCTCGGACTCCATGCGACGAAGCTGTGCGTTCAAGTCCGAGCGCAGAGCGCGCAGTGTCTTGCGCTCAACGATGTTCTTCACCGTCAGGAGCTTTTCGTTCACATCGGCGAGCTTGGCAAGCGTTGCGTCGTACGCCTTCTTACCGGACACAACTGCCGCGTCCTCAGTGACCACAGCAGACATCTGTGCGTCACCGCGCCGAGGTCCGCTGTCTTCGTCATCGGGACGCAGGGCCAGCTCTTCATTCAGCTTATCCAGGCGGGACTCAAGCGCAGCGCGATGCCCTTCGTTCTGTGCGTTGGCGATACCGGCAGTTGCCTTGCCAATCTCTTCCGTCAGCTCAGCACGTGTGTAATCAGCAAGGTTATTCGTGTCCACACCGTCCGTGTAGCCACGCTTCGCGGCACGGCGCTGCTCAACGAGCCACTTGCCGTTGGCACCAAGGACAGGAACGTAGTCCTTGTCCTTCGCCTTGGACAGCTCGGCAGCTTTCTTTGCAGCAGCTTCCTTGCTCGGATAGCGCGTGACTTGATAGCCGTTCAGCTCGCTGTTGCGCTCCTTCAACACACGGCGGCGCTCGTCGGCAGCTTCCTTCTTGGCTTGCTGCTCATCGCTGCGACCTTGCTCAGCCTCACCGAGGGTGACGGACTTGCCCAGGCCAAAGTTGAACAGCACGAAGTCCTTGGGCAACGACTCACCCTTCGCAAGATCGTGCGTCACACCTTGCTTGTCCGTGTAGCGAATGTGATCGAAGTTCTCGCTCTGCATGATCGACGCCAGAGCTGCTGAGAACTGACGGCGCTTCGCTTCAACACCACCTTGTTCGGTGGCGCTGATGTCGGCGTTCGTCTTCTTCTCCATGAGCTGGATGAGGCGCTGCGAAGACGTGTGGAACTCCTTGCCGTCCTTCGCCACCAGTGTCAGGCGACCCAAGCCGATGTGACGGTTCTTCTTGTCACCACCGTCGCGCAGGGACTTCATCTCGTCGTGTGTGATGGTCAGCGGGTCAGCCTCTTCACCGGCATGCACCGTCGCTTCAATGCCACGGTAACGCTTGTTCAGTGCGTCCAGCACAGGCTTGCGCTCCTTGGCCGAGGCCGGAAGAGGTGCGCCGAGGAGCTTTTCAAGTTCAGCCTGGGCCTGCTCTGGTTTCATCCCACTGTTCAGCAGATAGTCCGCAGCGCCGATGGAGCGTGTGGTGGCACCCTTGCGAGCGGCGATGTCCGCAAGGTTCTTGCCGTGCCAGTCACGATGCTCGGGGTTCTCCATGTCATAGAGGCCACCCTTCTTTGCATCGCGCCCGTGATAAGTGACCTTGTCCTCGGACACAGAGGATTCACCTTCATGCCCTGTGTGAACAACACCTTCGTCATCCTCCACTTGCTGGCGACCAAGGTCGACCGTACCGGGAGACTCGCGCTTGTACTTGTCATGGAACGCTTGCAACACCGCGTCGGTGTTCGGGCCGAGGAGCGCCTTCAGCTTGTCCGTATGCTTACCGAGGCCGAGCGCCTGCTCCTTCGCCATCTGCGCCACGTCACCGAGCCTTGAAGCGTGCAGTGTGTCGTACGCCTCGGAAGTGAGGTTGTCACTGATGATCTGCTTGTCAGCCTTGCGCGCCGTGGCGTGACCAGAGACCACTTCAGCCACTTGCTTCACACGCTCAACGTAGGTCTTGTCCATCTTGAAGCCGTGGTCACGGCGCAGGATGTCAGCAGCGTTGGTGATCGCCTTTGCCGTGTGTTCACCAAGCAGCTCGCTGAGCTGGTCGGGGACTACGACCTCACCGTCATTATGTTCCGCACCGAAGCCGCTCTCGATGTAACCGCGCAGGTACTTGGCGAACATTGCCTTTGACTTGTCATCCAGCTTCTTGTCCAAGCCCTGCATGTTGTCACGCGAGAACAGGCGCTGTGCGAAGTCCAAGTCCGCTTCAGTGGGGGTGTAGTTCTTCGCCGTGGTGTTCTGCATCAAGCTCTGCTTGGTGCCTTCCACCTTCTTGACACCCTTCGCCAGAAGCTCGCCCACCTTCGAGGCGAAGTCTTCCACCTTCTCCGTGGTCTTCACGATGTCGCGGCGATGGCCCAAGGCAGCGGAGTACTCAGCCCATGCCTGGGCGTTGCCGTTCTCGGCTTCCGTCAGGAAGTCAGCCGAGGCTTGCTTCACGTCCTGCGGCGCAGCGGGATCGCTTACCATGTCCTTGGCGAGTTTCACGGCCTTCTGCGTGCGCGCCACGTCGTCTTGCCCCTGCCACGCCAGCAGCTCGTCGTCCGTGCCGTTCTTGCGCAAGCCCCGAGGGGCTTCCTGCGGCGTGGTGAGGCCGTCAAGCTCCGAGTGCTGTGTCCACTTGCGGTTGTCGTCCACGGCCTTCGTGACTTTCGGCTCAGGAGTCTTGCTGAGCTTGTCCTTGGCGATACCGGCGATACCACCGGCACCACCCATCGCCGCGCCACCTACAGCGCCTGCCATACCGGCGTTGAAGGCTTCCTTCCAGTCCACCTTGTTCGCAGGGTTCGCCACCCCGTGCGCAAGGTCTCCCACCACGTTCTGAGCGCCTTCAGTCAGGAACTCACCAGCAGCGTCTATGCCTGCAATCTTCCCCACGTGCGCCGCCGCGCCACCCATGCCGCCCTTGATCACACCGGGCTTCACCACCTTGCCGATGGTGTAGGCCGGTACGATGGATTCGAGCGCAGAATTGACCACCCCCTTTCCAAGGTTGATGCCGAGGCGATCCACGGGCGTCGTGTTCGCCATTGCAGTGGGGTCGCCATACAAGCTCATGGCGCTCTCACCCATTTCTTGCGGAAGCATGCCGAGGCCAGCACCTACGGCGGTGTTCAGTGTCGGGTTGCTCAGGGCTTGGGACACTGCAGCCGAGCCGCGATTCTTGGCGAACTTCGCTGCGGCACCGAGGCCCAGGCGACCGGCGACAGCACCACCAATACCTGTGGCGATGGACGGCACGGCTTGGCCGAGCGCACCCGCTGCCCAGTTCCCGGCGTCACCGAGGCTGTTGATGTCGGTGAAGTTCTGCACGGCTAGCGGGTTCTCACGCGCCATGCGCTCAGCTTCAAGGCGTGCAGCAGCGTAGCGAGCCAGCGCCTCGTCGTGATAACCGAGGGCGTCTTGAAGCGTGGCAACAGAGCCTTGAAGGCCGGAAGCCACGCCACCTACGCCGAGGTTGAATCCTTTCTCGATCTCACCACGCGGGGGCGGTGCGACGTTACCGTTCCCGCTGAACGCTCCGGCGCGGAGACCGAGAGGGGCAGTGTCGAGTATGAGTCCCATTAACGATTCCCTTGTGTCAGCCCTGCTTGTTTCGCATAGCGTGCGCGAAGTGTCGAGTCACCACCGGAAAGATCGGTGGAGAGGATGCGTTGCTCTTGTCCGTCAGGTGTGCGAACGGTGTAGACCTCGTTGGGGGTGCGAGTGAGCTTGGCGCGAATAGCTGCACCCAGTCCAGCGCCTCCCGGCAGCGCGTCGCGGAACCCTACGGTGTCGGCACCCGGTAGCACCTTCGGGGCTGTACTCATGCGGCGATTAACCGATGCCACGTCGTTGTAGTTGCGCATGGCGTTCGTGTCATCCACAGCGCCTTGCAGTCGCGCCAGCGCCAGTGTCGGGGTAGTCTCACCGGCAAGCGCGGCGTCGTCGGAGGCAATGCGGCGAACGTCAGAGTTGAACGCTGCAGCGTCGGGGTTCGTCTTCCCATCAGGCCCGACAGTGGAACGCGCCTCGAACTTGCCCACACGATCTGCCGTGTTGTTCAGCATGTCATGGTGCATCTTCGCCTGGGCAAGGGATTGCTGAGAGCGAAGCGTACCCAGTTCCAGACCAACCTTGTCATCGTGGGCTGCATCGCTGCGCGCCATTGCATAGTCACGTGTTGCGCTCTTCAACGTGGCTGCTTCCGGTGCCGAGCGGATACCTTGGCTCGCCAAGGCGAACGCGGCCATGCCGGGAATCCGCTGCGCGTACGAATCGATTGCACCCTGTAGGCGCGAGTTATCGTAAGCGGTCTGAGCGTCCGACACGGCACCACGAAGGTCTTCCACGCGACCGGCGCGAGCGTCGATGTTCTGTTCAAGAGTCGGAGCCGGGGCGGGTTGAAGGCTGGCAGGTTGTGCTCCTGCGGCTGCTTGTGCGGGGCGCTCTGCACGCAGGGCGGCAACCTCGGCAGGATTCACAGATACCGGAGGGATTGCTTCGTCCGTACCCAGTGCGGAGCGAAGGCCACCGGCTGCGATTGCACCCACCTGAGCGGCCTTGCTGCCAAAGCGCAGAGCGTTCGATGCGTTACCCAAGACAGGGATTGCACCGATAGCATCCAGCGCGGTCTCTGCGGCACGACCAAGGGTGCGCTGAGAAGGGTCAGTGACCATGTCATAGACACCCTTGGCAGCGAGACCGCCAGAGACCACGTTACCTGCGACAGGTAGTGCCTTCGCCCCGGCGAGGCCAATCTCTTTACCAAGTTCCTTCGCGGCTGCACCGACAGGCACCTTGTTGAAGAAGGAACGCAGTGAGCCGGGGATTCCGTCCGCTCCAGCGGCGGCAGCAGCTTTCGCAGCGGCTGCGGCTTCCTGTGAGCCGCGCACGGAGTCGGCTGCGGCGCGAGCCTTGAACACGTCCTCTGCGTTCTTGGCGTTTTCGAGAGCGATCTTCTTCTTTGAGGTAGCCATGATCTTTTCCTTATTGCTGAATTTCTGCGCCGACGAAGGCTGTCTGGTTCACAGCGCCTGTGATGACTGCTTGGTAGTTCTTGTACATGCCGAACGCAAGGTTGCCCGTAAGCGTCGACTGGGATGTGAGTTGTGCTGCCGTTGCGGTAGCGTAGTCACCGGCCACCTTCGCCTTCGCCAATACCATGTCCGCGTTCGACTTGGTGGCCGATGCGGTTGACGCGGCGATGGCGGCTTGCGCCTGGACACGGGCGCTGTAACGCTGCGTGTCGGCGTTGTGCTTGCCGAGCAGGGAGTCGAGGTAAATCTTGTCCGCTTCAAGCGCAGTGGTGTACGTCTTGATCTGGCCGTTGAAGGTTTCCAGTTCCAGCCGTGCCGCTTCGATCTGAGCATCCAGCACCACACGCTTGGCCGAGGCACCTGAGCTGTAGGCTTGCACCTGTTCAGCATAGGCGCCGACTTGGGCCTTGTAGATTTCAACCTTGCTCATCTCGCCTTCGATCTGCGCCTTGTACATGCCGAACTCAGCCGACTTCGCCGCCACCTGGGCAGAGTAGGTGTCGACCGAGATGCGGAACGCTTCGAGTTTCAGGCGTTCTATCTCGGAGGCCACCTTCGACGCCTCCATCTGTGTGCGATAGACATCCACGAAGGTCTTCACACCATCGAGTTGTGCGTTGTAAACGTCAGCCACCAGCTTTTGCACATCCACCGCGAGGCGTGCTCCCTCCATCTCCACCTTGTAGGCTTCGAGCGCGGCGAGACCGGCCTTGAGCTGAACCTCGTAGGCTTGGGACGCCGCCTGCGCACCGGCCACGCGAGCTTGATAGCGGGCCACCAGCGCGTCGTAGATGTGCTTGCCCATCTCGGAGGTGTATTTCGCTGCGTTCAGCGCACGCTCCATCATGTAGCCAAAGTAGGTGATCAGCATCTGCTCGGTCTCGCGCACTTGCTGGATGGTGAACTTGCGGTTCTCCACATACATGTCGGCGCGCTTGAGGGCGATGTCACGGTTCACGCTGCTGATCTTTTCCAGTGCCGCTTGCTGTGCACCTTCGATCACAGCCAACAGCGCCCCGGGCGGCATGGGGAAGCCACGACTCGCGGCGTCGGCAGTGGCCTGTTGGATCGTTGTCTCGGCGGCGAGCATCTCACGCTCGCGTGCGCGCTCCCACAGCAACTGCTCGTCGGCGGTGTTGATGCCGTAACCACCGTTGAGCAGGTTGTCCATCAGCTCTGCCTTCAGCGCATCGAGCATGTCGCTCTGATACGCCTGCTCGTCAAAGGTGAAGGTGAAGGACGGTGCCAGAAGATCATCGTCGGGGAACACGGCGTTGTACGTCGGGATCGAGTACGACGGCACAGCAGGGATGCTGACGTTCTGGAAGCTAGGCACGTCAGGTAGTGTCACCACCGGGGCGTCGGGTAGCGCCACGACGTTCAGCGTTGGTGCAGCACCAGGTGCGCCCGGGAGGTTCGTGTTGGGTGCCACCGGCATGTTCACCACCGGGGCGCTGATGATCAGCTCGGGGATCGGGCCGAAGTCGGGTACTGCGATGGTGTCGAACGTGGGTGCCTCGGGAGCAGCCTTGGTGAAGGCTCCGAAGGCGTAGTCGTTCGGCACCGGGATCGTGTCCACGCGACCAACGATGTTGGCGGTATCCACCGGATTGGTGACGAGGTTCAGCACCGGGAACACGTACTGCTCGGAGACAAGCTCTTCAATCTTGTCCTTGAATTCCTTGGCCTCTTCGGTAGTTTCCGCGATCAGTTGTGCGTTCGCAGTCTTCGCCGCAGACACGGTCATGCTGTTTGCCATTACAGTCTCCTACTCACCGGCACTGCGGCGATGTTCATTGCATCGAAATCGAATTCGTCCGAGCATTCCAGCTCGAAGTACCAGTACGTTCCCTTGAGACCTTTGCCGATGGGCGAGCGCCTTGTCTTGATCGTGGAGATGTCGAGCGGCTTGATCACGTACTCGAACTTCGCACCCTCGTCCGTCGCCACGCGCAGGGTCACGTCGCCCAGGCTGCGCATCGACAGGTAGAAGTCCGAGCAACGCTTCTGCTGCACGGTGCCGAAGTCGAGCAGGCCCGTACCCATGGTGCCAACGATCGGTTCCACGCTGGTGGCGTCATCGAGCAGGGTCAGCCCCGCATCGCTCGCGCCGAGGTAGGCGCCACGGAACTTCGTCATGCTGTTGAAGGGGTAGTCATTGAACGTGGTGACAGCAGCGGTCACCGTGTTCGTCACTTGGGTCAGGAGCTGGCTCACCGCAGTTCTCCACGCAGTTTCGTCATGTGCGCAGACACGCTACCCTCGACGCGCTGGAACACGACCAGAGAAGCAGCGATGGCTGTCAGCTCGGCGTCGATCTCACAGGCACGACCCGTGTGACCGTCGAGCAGAGCGCGAGTCTTGGTCAGGTCAGCATCGAGCACGAGCAGGTTCCCGCGCAGCGCCGCGAGGCTGCTGGATGGACGAGGTAGGCGTGCGTTGATCGTGAGCAGGTTCCACACGTCACCGGCCATGCTGTCTTCGAGCAGCGGCAGGCGACCGTCGATATTGAGCAGGTTGCCCACCATCGCGTCGACACTTGCCTCTACCGTAGTCAAGGCTGCGTCGATGGAGAACGCGCCGCCAGCCAGGGCCACGTCTACCGTGGTGAGCTTGGCAACGACATCCATCGCCGTACCTGCGACACCAGCAGATTCCATTTCGACTACCGGCAGCGCGGCGTCGATCATGATCCCGTGGTACGCCTCGATGGAGGCGGTGACGAGCGTCAGTTCTGCATTGAGCGGCGGGTCATTGGAGAACTGGACAACCGGCAGGGTTGCCGCCATCGTCCCCGTAATCTCAAGGAATACGGTGGGTGCAATGATCGGAGGTGTGAAGCTCATGAGTACCTCGCGTAACCTTTGGTGATCCGCAGGGCGTCAAAGTTGCCGTTGAAGCCGCTCCAGTTGCTACCACTGATGGCGTAGCGTGCACCGAGTTGTGAGCCGCTCAGCGACCATGAGTTCGTGTCTGCAACAGAGCCGACTTCCACACCGTCGATGAATAGCGTCAGCACACTCGCCTTCTTCTGGAAGGCAATGTGGTAATACTGGTTCAATACCATCGGCGACGGAGCGACGAGCGCAGGGGCTGTTCCGTTGGGAACGTACATGTAAAGCGTGTTCGCCGGGATCGTCACACCACCAGTCACTGTTCCTTCGGGGCCACCCATACCCATCGACATTCGACCAGAGGTGATGCTGTTTGTACGACCGTCGATGATGAGCGAGGACGCACCGTAGATCGCACTGTCACCCTTGCGCCGCAGATGAAACTCAACTGTGAAGTCACCTGTACCGAAGTTGAAATGCTCGGTGACAGGTAGGGTTAGGTAATCACCGTTGCCATCGAGCAGCAGCGCGGCAGTCCCGAACTTCGGATTACCTGCCGCTGTGCTGTATTGCGCATTACCCCCAACAGCCGAGTATGTCTGCGGCATTTGGTCTGCGGTGTTGAAGGTGGCGCTGCCGTTGGTGCCGTTGAAGTTATCAACCCACACCGTGCCGATCTCGGGAAGCTCTTCAGTCGGCGGCGTGAAGTTGGCGATGTATCGAGCAGCACCGATTGTCAGACGGAAGTCATCGATGTAACCCGTGAGGTCGTTCGCTCCCACGTGCGTGCCGCCGATAGAAATATCCGACGTTCCATCGAACGCGGTGGTGTTGTTCGTTTGATCAGCACCGAGTTGCACACCGTTCACGAAGAAGCGTACCGTACCGCTCTTGCGTGTGACAGCAAGATGCAGAAAGGTGAATACTGGCGGTGCGCTTGCGAAGTTGACGGAAGTGACAACGTTCGCAGCACTCAATCCTGTCGGGTTCAGCAGACAATTGAGACTGTACGTACCGGCGCTGTTGTTGATGTAGAACGACACCGAGCGTTGATCAACACCGCTCGAATACTTTCCATAGAACCACGACTGGTTCCCCGCCGTGGGTAGCGCGTCGAACCATAGCCATCCTTCGATAGTGAAGTCCCGCGCACCGATCTCCAGTGTTGCCGAGTCGGTGGCGGTTACAGCGTCACCCGTGCCGTCGAAGAACATCGACGCAGTGCCGAACTTCCTTGTACCCGTGATGGTCTGCGCGTTCCCTACAGCAGTCATCGTACGACCCACTGCTGAGTCCGTGAAAACGACGCCAGCGTTGGCGCCGTTTCCGTGGAGCAGTAGGGGTACGTTACCGAAGTAGGGATCGAACGCCACGACTTAGGCCATCGGCAGGGTGAACGAGGCGCTGTTGATCAACGACGGAGCGCCGTTGGTGAAGGACAGTGAGCCGATGTTCATCTGCGCACCGCTGGTCGCCACAGCGCCGTCGTAGCGAATCTGTGTGGCAGCAGCATCCACAGCGCCGGAGTCACCTGTGCGGCGCACGCGGAACCAGCCAGCAGTGCCGTCAGCCACGTTCGTACCCGACCACGTTTCGGTGGTGCGCTTGCTGATCACGCCGCCTACCACGTCATCGAGGTTCAGGCCGTTGGCCGCGTTCACGCCGCCAGCCATATTTACGTGGGCGCCTTCGACCAGCGTGGTGGTGGTGCCGTCGACCACCCAGGTGTTCGGCAGCGTGCCGAGGCCGGGAATGGCAGTGATGACGACATCGTTGCCGGAAGCCGCCGCAGTGAAGAGCTTGTTCTTCTGGTTGCGGTTGATCTGCGCGGCGACGTTGGTGGCGGTGACGGCCAGCGAGGTGGCGTATGCGACCGAGCCGCCCAGGATGTCGATGCTGTTCACCGTCACGGTGTCGACGGAACCCGCCGAGCCGCTGGACAGCTTGAAGGTGCCGCTCGAAGCCACTTCACTGGTCAGCGCGCCGCTGCTGTTGGTCAGCGTGACGAGCTTGGTGCCGGTGGGAGCTGCGTCGGCGTTGGCCGGTTGAGCACCCGTGTAGATGTCGATTGCGCAGTCGGCGAATGCGTCCTTGAAGCTGCCGACACCCATCATGAAGTTCACCAGCGCGGTGGAGAGTTTGATTGCCATGGTTCAGTTCCTTTACGAAAAGAGAGTTGTTACGAGCTGCGGCGAAGCGCCGCGTACTTTGAGCAGGCTTGCGCCCTTCGCCACACCTTCAGGCGGCACGTAGTGGCCCCCTGTCAGATTCATGAAATCTCCACCGTTGAACCCGGCGCACAGACCGTGCGTGGACATCCAGGCGATGATTGGAGACTGTCGGTCACCCTTGCCGAAGTAGTACTCGGGGATTTCCACTTCCGTCCCCAACACCGTCCCGTAAGGGGCCACTTGCTTGCGCACGAAGTTCTTCGGATCACTGCCGTGCATGAAGATGGTCTCATCATCAGAGCCGATAAAGACTCCGTCAGAGACTGGGGCAAACGTTCGCACGGGGGAGGAGAAACCGAGGAAGTTCATGGCGCGGTGTACCAGCTCGAATTCGTAGGGCTGACTGTACCACAAGTAGTTGTTTTCAGCGACATACATGCGCCCGTTGTACAGCCCCACCACGTGTCCTGCAGGGGGTGGCCCCATGCGCAAAGTACGCACCGCCCGGGTGCGGCCAGCGGGGAGCTGCCACACACCCGCCGTAGTGTCAGAGTTGTTCAGAGTGGCGATGAGGTAAGGCACCTCGCCGTTGCAGTCGGAGAGGTACAGGTTCTTGGTCTCGACCCATGGATCGGCGCTCACCGGCAGCGTGAACAACAGACCCTCACCCTGCTCCACGTCTATCGTGTAGACCGGCGACGCACCGCTCTCCTTGCCATCACGACGCACGTATGTCATCGTCACGATGTACTTGCCGGGGGAGATCGAGCCGAAACCCTTGACGAAGGTTGGCTGCGGCGGCACGGCGATTCCCCACGGACGGTAGCCGTCCGTACCGACGATGCCGTTGCTCAGGCCGTCGCTGAAGAACACGTCGTTCGCCACCCGCTTGTAGGCTACCCGCTCACCCGATACCGGAATTCCGAGGTCGCTCCAGGTGAAGTCCGCGTTGAGCTGCTGCAGCGTCCCTTGACGCACGCCGTAGGCCAGCTCGTCGTTCGCCCACAGGCTGTGTAGCGGGACAGCATCAAGCGCCGTGGTGCCACCGCGCCGGTAAGGTTTCCCTGTCTCGTCCAGCTCGATGTTCGAGCAGATTTGGAGGTCACCCTTCTCGAACCGCTCGGGCGCCACGTCGTTGCGGACACCCTTGAAGTGACTGAGTTCGACGGGTTTCATCACATCGCCTGTGCGCGGTACTGCGCCACACGGTCAAGCAGCGGCTGGTCAGCGATCACCCACGAGCCGTCCCACGAGTAGGCGTTGCCCACCCAGTCAGCCGGGGGCGCTTCGACCCCGGTGATGATCTCGTGGGACTCGGGGAAGATGTCTGCCGCCCTGACGAGACCGTGCATCCCGGTTTCGTCGATGGTGCATTCGGCGGCGTCATCGGCAAAGCAATACACCACCACCTTGTTGTCGATCCTGCGGACGATTTTCATGCTCTACCCCTTTACGTGAATCTTGGTTGCGGAAAGTGCTGTTCCAACGAGTATCGAACCTGACGTAGCGAGCGCGGACACGCTGCACGGGTCGATGTAGTACTTCCTGCCGGTGGTCAAACCAGACTGTGAGGAGTTCGTGCCTCCGATGGAATCCACCGTGACCGTCTGTCCATCGGTGACAGAGGCGTTGGCCAGCCCTACGAAGTTTTCCGTGGTGGCGTTCGGGCCGAGCGGGGTCACGAGAGTCACAACACCGTTAGCACCGTCATAGATTCCGACAGCGATCAGACTGCCAGCGATACAGACACGTTCGTGGTTATGGTTGAGGCTGATAGCTACCCTCGTGTCATCGTTGATGTAGGCACCATCCACCACGTGACCGCTCTTCTGCGTCACGTAGTAGGAGTTGCCGTCATCTCGATACCAGCAATAAATCTGCTCACCTACTGATGCGACAGCCGGGTAAGCAATCGCGTTGTTCAACATCAGCGCACTCTGTCCCGCTTGAATGACGTTACCATTCACTTGGGCAAGAGAAATCCACAGTTTGCTGCTGTCTGTCGAATTGCTGCGAACCGAAGCGATCACCCCTTTCGGAGTGACCGTGATCAGGTTCGGGTGGTAGGCTACGTTCGAGTTGTGGTTGACGATGGTTGCTACTGGGCCAGCATCCAATAGCATGCCGGTGCTGTTGACCCGCACGACGCAGGCTTTGGTCTTCCCTGTAGAGGTTTCAACCCAAGCCGCAACCGCCCTGCCGTCGTTCATCGAATGTATATCCACTGCACCGTTGCTGACCCCGGCAACGGTGTGCAGTGCCAAAGCAGTACCCGCAGTCAGCGTCATGGTCGCAAGCGTGATTGGCACTGCGGTGGGCATACTGTCCGCGCTGTTCAGATAGAGTGCCACATGCTTCGCGCTGAAGCTGTCATAAACAACGTCGCACCCAACACTGGAGTGAGAACTGCCGAGGACTATGGGGGTTCCAACCGTAGGTACTGTGCCTGACACGGACACCGCAACAGCCTTGTTCTGCGTTGCCCCACCCCACGCCACCACCCAGTTACCCGCTACCGTGTCGAAGCTGACGCCAAGCTGACGGCCACTCACATCCTCGGAAACGAAGGTGACGGGTGTGCCGAAGGTGATTACACCTCCTGACACCGTACCGACAACGACGCGCCCGTAATAGCTCGTACCGCCGTCGCTGTAGGCAACAACTATCTTCGATCCGTCAGCGTTTGCCGCCATTGCGTGAACGTACCAGAGACTTCCGAAAGTCACCTTCGTCGTGTTTGAGGACGCCGACACCGCAGCCTGGGCAATCGTGCCGTCCGACTTCACGACGCAGGGTTTACCTGCGGTGATCGAGCCGCTTGCGGTGCCAGTGATCTGAGGTGGCGCTGAGGTAGCTGCCCCATTGATCCACTTCCCAGTGGCGTTGTCGTACTTGGCCACCTGCCCATCGCTAGGGGTGTTGAAATTGAAGTCTGCCCGACCCGCACCACTGCTCTTGGCATACTGGGTGTGGTCATCGTTGAGTAGACCGGACAGCGAGCCGTGCTGCGCTGAGCCAGCCTGAGTGACTGTGACCGAGGTGCCAATGATGCGCGTGACGCTGTAGATCGCGCACCGTGCCGTGTTCGTGTAGGCGCTCGGAGCAGAGGCGTTGTACCGCATCGTGATGCGGTAGAGCGGCACCATCTCTTGGAACGGCACCGTACCCCACGCGAGGCTGGACACGCTCTCCGCTTCAGCCGCCCCCTGCGACGAAAAGATCGCCTGACCGGGGACGATGACGATCTGCTGCGTGGCCGTGGGGCTTGGCGTCATGTCCGTGGTCGGCAACGCGCTCAGGCCAAACACCCACATATTGACGAAGTAGTCTTCGGTGACGTTCGTGCGCTGCCACGTCGCCCCGGTGTTCTGGTTGTACTGCAGCGCGTTCCCGGTGTAGGTGAAAGGGAGGGTGCTAGTGCGAGAGATGCGCCAGTCACCCGCCGCCCCGCTGCGTTCGAGAATCGTGTAGGGGCCGTTGTCGGCCAGCACCTGGGTGTCGACGCGAATGTCCTCGTCCTCGACACGACCCGTTGCCATGGCCCACGTGACCATCGAGTCTGCGCTGCCGTCGCTCAGGGTGTAGCCGCTGATGCCGAAGCCGCTGGTGGCCTTGGTGCCTTCAGCGAAGTGCTGGTTGCGGTGCCACCACACGTCGCGCCCTGCGTGGTGCCGCTCCTCGAAGGGGATGCCGCGAGAGTTCGTCGCGTCCCAATGCACGTAGCAGACCGGCGCGTGCTTGAGCAAGTCCCACGGGGAGGTGTTGGTTACCAGGGTGCCGGTCTCGTCGTAGTAAATGAAGTGACCGCCCTGCGTGGCCGCATGGACGATGCTCTGCGCCCCGGTCTTGGTGTATTCGACGTTCGCCGCCCACACCTTGAAGGTTGCCGCTGTCGGTGTGATCGTGACCGTGCGAGTAGTCTCGTTGTAGGTCAGCGTGCACAGGTATGCCCCCGAGGAATTAACCGGGAAGCCGCACGTGAAAAGCTGCCCCACTCCTGCAGCACCGTCAACGCCCGATGCACCGAAAGCCTGCCACGTCGGAGTAGTCGCCGTCAGCATCCACAGGCTGTAGTCGTTCAGTTGAAGCGCGAGCTTGCCGACATCGCCCGAGACAAACCCGGTGGCGGCAGTCCTGGCAGCCGCGTCCGCGTACTCCCAGGCATGGGTGGGGTGGCGGTCTTCTAGCGGAGTGTCTTTATGCAGCATGATTAGCTCACTTTCGGGTATGCCGCCTTCACAGCGGCGATGTGATCAGCCCAGTTGCTGGTGCCATTCACGTGATCCCAGTACAGCATGTCGAGTTGCTCGTTGATCGAGCCGTAGGCCGTCTGCCGCAGGAAACGGTAGTCATGCAGAACCACTGGAGACTGAACGTCAACCACTTCTGTCCAGCCCAGTTCCGCAAAGGTGTTCGGGCCGAAGCTCACGTTCGGATGCAGTCGCCGGATTTCTTCGTCGGTCATGACTACGCCAGCTTTCTCTCTCATGGCTTTGCTCGCTTTCAGAAATTCGCGTCAGGGGTGAATGGCTGTCCGGCTACAGGCGCGTATCGGTCAGCGCCGATGGTCACGCGCACTTGGGCGATACGGGCGCTGATGGCGCTGGACTCCCAGTTGCCCAAATGGACGGATTTAAGCTGCGTCCCGCTCTGCAACATGGCGGCTCCGCCGATTGCATAGAGCAACGAGGCAGCACCGTTGTACGAGTGCAGGATGTTCCCTCCGCGCCGCATACAGGCCCAGTGCATCATGGTGTCGTATGCCATGTTCAGTTGCCCGCCTCCTTGCCACGAGGTGCTGCCGGGATCGGGGGCGCTGTAGGTAGAAATCCCCGCGTTTCCTTGATCCGTGAATACCGGGGCGATGTTGGAGAAGCCGCCGTTGGTAGAGTTCAGGCGAATCAATGTTTGAAAGCTGACACCCGCACTGAACAGCTTGAACCACACCTCCACCGTCCAGTCAGCAGTACCGAGGAGGAAGTCCGCGCTATTGGCAATGGTCGCCTGTTCACTGGAGTAGCTACCGCCGTTGAACAACAGCCCGTCAGCATTGAAGTTGGGCGTGCCGGGGTACTCCCACGTATGCCCCTTCTTGTCGATCAGCGACGAGGCACTACGAAAGTCCGAGTTCAGCTTGACAAAGGCGTCGAACGGATCAGCGGGACCGCCGCCACCGGAGGCACGCTTCTTCGCCGCCGCCATGAGCAGGCGCTCGATCACTTGCTGTCCTTCGCCGCGAGGAACCCGCGCCATGTGGTGCCGCCGTCGCGGGTGTAGAAGCACAGGATGTCGAGACCCGCCGCCGTCAGCGTTGGCGCAGTGCCTCCATCCCACTTCACCGAGGCGGGCCACGTCTGAGTCTGCGAGCCGCCGTTGGTCAGTTCAAGCGTGAATGACGAGAGCTTGCCTGTCGCAGCAGCGCCAGAGATTGCCCAGGTGGTGCCGCCTGTCGCAGCCGTGGCGCTGAAGATTTCGTTGCGGCCATTCACCGTAACCGTCGAGGTTCCGCTCGCGTTGTAGGTGACAGCAGCGTGCGTCGGATTCGTCAGCGCATACAGGGTGTGGTCATCGTCCGCGAGACCGGCGAGGTAGCCGTGATCCGCAACTCCTGCCGCCACCCATGTCGGCGCTGCGTCCTGCAGAATCCACAGGGAGAAGTTATCCAGTTGGAGCGCGAGCTTTCCGATGTCTGCCGCGAGGACGCTGATGTCTGCAGCTCGCGTAGCGGCATCTGCATATTCCCAGTTGTGTGCCTTGTGTTGCTGGCCGAGGGCCGATTCCTTGTGGTACATGATTAAGCCCTCACACTCAGCATCAGGTCGCCGTCATCGTTCGTCACGAAGTCAGGCAGGTTCACGGTGGGTGCATCGCTGTAGTGGATCAACTCACCCGACATCGTTGCCAGAAGTTCACCACCCACAGTCATCGCGTAGACAGGTTCGCCGACTTGAACATCTATGCCGCCCGGGTCAAGCATCGGCTCGTAGACATCACCGCCACCGCCGCCACCTGTTGCACCCGCCGTCGTGTCACCCGCAGGAAGCTCCCGCAGGCGACCGCCGATCAGGACAAGTGGGCGACGTTCAGCCATTACGCGAGGATCACACCATCAGTGGCCTCGAAGGCCATGCTAGTGGTGCTGATCGCACGACCGAGGTACTGAACCACGTTGCCGGAAGCAGAGGGCGGGGTTACCGTGGGTGCGCCCGGGATCGCAGCCGACAGGTAGTAGCGTGCGCCGATGGTGAGACCCGAAAGGGCTGTGTTGCGACCTTCGAAATACACCAGTGCCGGTTGTCCAGAACTGACAGCGTCAAGGACGAAGCCGTCAGACTCCTTGCCTGATGTGGTGGCGTCAGCCTTGCGTGCTTTCAGCGTGCCGCCGTCATCCCAGGTGTTGACGTAGTCGCCGCCCGAGAGGTTCTCGGATGCGGTGATCGTCGCGGTGTCGGCACCGATGCCGACAGGCATGAAGGTGGGATCGAGGCGACCCGAGGAGTCCAGGGCGGGAATCTTCCCATCGTCCGCAGCGCCTGCCGAGCTTGTGATTCCGGCGACTTCTGCGATGCGCCCTGCGATCATTGCCAAATATTTTTTCGCTGCCATGGTGGAACTCCTACGCTAGGATGACTGGTGGATCGACTTTCACGTACATACGTGTTGGTGAGAGGGAGAAGCCAACGCACAGCGAAAACAGAGCCGGTGAGACTGGCGCCGATTGTATCAGAGCGCCGTCTTCGCCGAGGAAGATTGGCCCATCTACCCAGTTCCATGAAGGCTCTGTCACCTCCACGTCGTGTGCGATCGTTACGGGGTCGCCGATGCTTGCGGCGTTCAGACTCAAGCCGAGCACCCGGGTGGAGTGATCAAGCGTAGTGTTGTCGGCATATTCGACGCCGAGCGAGGTGTTGAGCACCACCATGCGATGACCGCTGATGACTTCAGCAGCGAGGTAGGTGGTGGAGGTGGCGCTGATGCCCGGGATACCCTGCGGCCCCTGCGCACCGACTGCAACCACCGAGGTGACATCCTCTTCAACGAGGACGATGCCGTCACCCTGATCAATGAGGAGCGTCGTTATCGACTCGTCGGAGACAACCTCGCTCTCGATGACAACCTGCGTGACGATGGAAGGATGCTCGACCGATACTACGTCGGTGAGCTTCCGTTCGATCAGTACGCTTTCATCGGACACGATCAGACCGTGACTTCTTTTTCGACCGCGATCTTTCCGCTGAGAAGCTGCGTGACCACACCCCCGCTGCTCACCAGTTCGAGATCATAGACACCCTTCGTCCAGGTGAGCGCAGCCGTGTCGGTCGCGCTGATGGTGATGGTGATGGTTGCCTCCACATCGTCCAGCGTGATGGTGATGGTGTCGAGCGGTGTGTCAGCCACCTCGCTGGATGCCAGCACGGTGCCGCCGACGCGATCCTTGATCTTCATGCGCGCCGTGTATCCGGTGAGATCGACCGGGGTGTAGAACTGCAGGTAGCCGCCCGAGGTGTAGGGCTTGTAGTCAGCCGAGTTCACGTCGTTCAGCTCGACGGTGTTCGCGTCGATCACCGTGGCTCGATGGAAGTCCTTCGCTTTCGGCGGCGAGTTCTCGGCGTTGATCTGCGTCATACCCTTGACGGACACCACCGCAACGCGCCAGCCATCGAGCATGCCGTGCGCTGTTGCTGTGATGCGGCAGGGCAAAGTCTGCGTGATTGCGGTGATCGCCTTGTAGACGAACGGAAGAGCCTCCCATCGCAATACGTGCTCGAAGGTCTTGCCTTGCAGGATCGTGAAGTCCTTGATTGCACCCATGTCAGCTCACCTTCGCGGGAGGGGTTGATTGCGCCAGCAGATTCGTCTTGGCAAGGGAGTTGCTCGTGGTGCCGTACCAGTAGGTCAGCACCATCATGCAGACTGCGTCCATCAGGCCCAGGATGCGACCGACCACCACCTCGGGCAGCTTGTCGTCGGGATAGCCGTTGAACAGCACCCACACCTCGCAGCCGAGGGTGAGGACGAGGAGGATGATGCTCATCCAGAACATGTGCTTCTGGACACCGCCGTCGACGTTGGCGCGGCGTGCGGAGTCACGATCCTTGAAGGCGAGGTCGGCGTACTTGAAGCCGCGCTCGGCCTCGTCGTTCTTGTACTTGAGTTCGAGTTCCTTGATCTGTGCGATCTGATCCGGCGTGATGCGACCGTCGCTGATGGCCTTGGCGACATCCTTCACGGTGCCGTCTTCGATGCCGAGAATCTTGGTGAGACCGGCAACGGCGACTCCACCGAGAGGGCCGAGCAGTGCCGTGGCGACTGTCGGCGCGATCTTTTCGAGGAAGTCGTTCATACGTCATCTCCCGGTTTGCAATCCAGCTCCCACATGTAGTGGAAGACGTGTGGCCCCGCTCCAAGCTGAGCGAGAAATTCTGTGAGGGTGTCCTTGCTCTTCAGGATGCCGAACTGCATCTTTCCGTCAGGGCGCTGCACCATGCCGTAGCCCGTCCCAACCAGGGTGCAGCCGTGGACATTCGAGAGGAAGTCAGGCTTTCCGTTATGGTCAAGATCAACGATCTGATCCCCGGCGAAGTTGCCGTTGTGGATCAGGCAGTCGAAGCGACCGTTCTTGTTCTCCAGCCGGATCACGTCACGACCCATCGTCGGCGAGCGCCATATCCAGCCGTGGTAGCTGTCGGCCTTGGTGCAGGAGATGCCGCGCTGGTTACCAGCCCAAGGCAGCTCCAGCGTGTCGCACGACCAGCCGGTGGCGAGCGTCAGCTTGCCGGGAGTACCCCACGGCTGAGACTTCTGACGGCGAATGATCCCATTCATTTCTTTTCCAAAGCCTTGAGGCGGTGGTCATGATTCGCATCGGTCATGGTTAGCGTGGCGATGTTGTTGTGCACCCCCATCAGCTCCGAGCGTGCGTCCACCCACACGGCTACACCGATCACCTGGGCGATGCCGATGACCCATGCGGCCACCTTCCATGCCCCGCGACCCTTGTTCATGAGAGCCTCCTCTTCCCGGGCGTGCTCTTCGAAGTTGGTCAGATGTTTTTCCAGCTTGCTGCTGACGGTCTGCGTAAGAACCGTGTTGGCTTGCAACGACTGGTTGATCGAGTTCAACACCACGAGGAAGGCCCGCTGCTTCGGATCAGGCTCCTCGATAATCATTTGCTCGATGTCGAGGTGTTTATCGGACTCGCGGCGGTTGAACTCGGACATGACTATTCCTCTAGGTTTCGAATAGGTGCAACAGGCCGCACACCATGGAGTTAGCGTGCGCCTGTGCTGACGGTGTTTTGAGGCAAGCACTCAGTCGCCCACACGCACCCACCGCCGCCTGGGGCTTTTGCGTGTTCATCAGAGACCGCCGTACGCGACGACTCGGGTTTTGTGTTTGTACCGCTCCCACTCGGCCTTGCACTGGGCGCAGTAGGCGCGGAACGCAGCTTCTGACTCAGCAGCCTTCGTCTTGTCGAAGGTCTCAGCGTCTTGCTTTAGGTAAGCCAACCCCTTCATCCCCTTGAGCAAGTGGATGTGGTGCTCTTCAGCGATGTCGCCGAGTTCGTGCTTCTCGTCGGTGATGTGGTCTTTGGGCAGTCGATAGACGAACATGTTGATCTCGTCATCGGCAATCGGAATCTGAACGACCTTGGCCTTGTTGCGCTCCATACCCATGATCAGCCAGCGCACCGCGCCGGGGAGGTTCTTCATGGACAAGGTGCGCAGCGAGCCGTAGTCGACGTTGCTCTGGAACAGCATGGGGAGGTCGGTGGCGTTCAGAACCTCGATCTCGTTACCTGTCGAGGCGAGAGTCGCCGTCATGACGCGGAGGATGGACTCGTGGGGTTCCACGATGTCCTCCCCGGTCACCAGTTGAATCTTCGTGAGATCACTGGTGAAATCTGCGATGCCCCCGGTGAGCCTGATGAACATGCGGTAGGCATCGTCCGCGTAGTTCACCACCTCTTCGTCCGACCAGAGGTAGGGTTTGGCTACGTCAACGATGTCCGCACGGAAGCGGTCGATCAGTTCACCGGAGTTCTTCATCATCAGTCCTTCGCGGCTTCCTTCTGCTCACGGAACTTCTGGAATGCCGCGTCACGCTCCTTCTTGACGAAGTTGAAGTCGATCAGCTTCTTCAGGGCGTCCATGGCGGGTTTGCCGTCGCCGCCGAAGTCATCGCGGCCATTACGCTCGATCAGAAGCTCGAAGGCGGCGAAGAACACCTTTTCCTTGTCTTCCGGCGTCATCTTGTTCGGGTCGATCTTGCCGTCCTCGTCCTCGTCGTCGCCGAAGGGCTTGACGGTTTCGTCCAGGCACTCGGCACCGATGCCGATAGCTTCGCGGATAAGTTCGGGCGGCACGTAGGTGGGCTGACCCTTGGTAAAGCGAATCTTGTGACCCTTGCCGTCGAGGACGTGGGTGCGATTCAGAATGAATTCGGGCATGAGTTTTCTCCAGTAGGTAGAGCAACGGGGCCGAAGCCCCGTTGCTTGGTTGGCACGATCAGTTGATCGTGTTTTCGTTGGCGCGATTCGCAATCGTGTAGAGCACACGAACGGTCATCTTGCCGGTGGTGCAGGCGTCATCGGTCGAGACCGAAACACGAAGGTTTTCACCGACGCCGACGTAGCCGGTCGGAACCAGCTCGGTCAGGCCGGTGCCCTTCTTGTCGGTCGAGCCGAGGTAGCGGTCAACCGAGGCGCTGTCACCCACCTTCACGTCGTAACCAGCCGTGTCGAACGCGGTGTCCGTCACCACGTGACCACCGATGACGGTGGCACCCACGGGCAGCGGGATCGGTTCGAAGGCGTAGAAGGTGGCAGCGGACGAGCCGCCAGCCAGGGAGCCGAAGTCACGGGTGACCCCGGCTGTGTCCTTCATCGTGTCATCGAAGTTGAAGGTGAACTCAGCCGCAAGCGGCCACTGGGCGGTACGGGCTGCGATCTTTGCAGTCATGGTCTTTCTCCTTACTGAGCGGTGTAGATCGAGATGACGCCGTGGTCTTGCACGGTGCCGCCCGAGTACTGGGTGTAGAACTGGGGCTTCTTGAAGCCGAGGATTTTTGCGACAGCGATACCGAAGCTGTTGCCGTAGTCATCGGACATCTCGTCCCACTCGGGGTTGCCGATGTCTGCCATACCCATCGCTTGCGCGCCGCACATCAGAATCTGACAGCCGTCGACGTTTCCACCAGCACCCCACTTGGAGCCAGCAGCGGCACCCGCAGTGTTGTAGACGTGACGGAACTCGTGCAGCATCAGGCCGTCGATCTTGACGCTCGAACCAGTGAAGAGTTCGTTGGCCGAACCACGCTGTTGGGCGTAGCGCAGGTTGTCGCGGTAGACCGGATCGAGCTTCAGCTTCGCCATCGCCTGGGGCGTGAGGAAGATGTGATACAGCTCTTCGCCTTCCTTGCTGACGGTGCCACGGATGTAGTTGTCCTTGGCGTAGGCTTTTGCCTGGACGAACATGTCCCAACACGGGTAGTCGCCGGTGCCGATGGCGCCAGCCACGATGCCGCCAGTGCCTGCGTTGACTTGCAGGGTGCTGGTGCCTTGATCCCAGGTCAGGTTGCGCTTCGAGGACGGGGCGGTGATGTCAGCCGCGAATTCGAGGTTCGTCAGATCGGAGCCGACACGGGCAGCGCCCTTGTTGGTCTGCGAGTAGGCGACGCCGGACAGGGTCAGGAAGGCCAGTTGGTCGATACGGTCAGCCAACCAGTAGGCCAGCTTGTCGCGGGACTGCTCGCGGAAGGTGACGATGGACTTCTGCTCGGCCATGCGACCTTCGTTGTGGTTCGCGTTCCGCATCTGGTCGATCCGGATCACCTGGTCGTACGACTTGAGGACTTCTTCGTTGCCCTTCAGGGTGCGGTCTCCGACCACGCCATCGCCTTCCATGTCGGCGACGAGGGTGATGACGGCGCGTGCGCCCTTCTCGGTCTTCTTCAGCTCATCGATGTGTTGCACCATCGAGTTGCTGTCCTTGCCGAGGAACTTGTTGACGAAGGAGAAGTTGCGGGCCTGCTTCCAGAAGTCCATCGACCAGATGGTCTTCTGTTCATTGGTCAATAGACCAAAATTGGTGTTTGCCATGATTGGCTCCTAATCAGTTGTAAAGGTCGTGCGGTTCCGAAGCTCTCTTGCGGCTTCATGCATCTGTCTTGTCGCTGACAGCGGCGAAACGACGACCTTTGACGCTGACGAGGCGGCTGGTTTTTTCGTCCCTAGCTGGACGGCCTTGGTACAAACCCCAAGTGGTTTTTGCTACTGGCGCGACTCTAACAGAGAATATTAGAGCCGCGCAAGAGATTTTTAGAGGTGGGCCACCATCGCGGTCAGGGTGAGTGCACCGGCTGCGGTGAATTTGACCCGCATGCTGGAGATCGCAGCGGTGTAGGCGCCCGTAGCCACGGCGTTTGCAATGGCCGCAACGGTCGCATGATCCACCGGGTAGCTGTCGTCATAGGAGCTTTGGACGGTATAGGTGGGCGCACCGGCTGTGGGCTTCACGACGAAACCGAGGTTGAAGACCCCGGGGATGCTGAAGTTCGCCACGGGAATCCACGGCGCGACGGACTCTGCCGCCCAACCGATGTCCATGGTGTCGAGTCCGATGGTGGCGCTCGGCGTGACCGAGGTGACGCGAGACCAGTACTTGGTGCTGGTGACCGTCGCCACACCGTTGGGCAGGTTGACGGTCTCGCTCTGCGCGGCACCGTTCTCGTCCAGGCCGACGATGACGGCTGTCTTGGCTGAGTGGTCGGTAGCCGCGTCACCCTTGATGGTGAGCTTGTGGGCGAGATCATCACCCGGGACATTGGCGGTCAGCGCCCACACGTCGGCGGTTACGTTGGAAGCGAAGCCGGTGACGCTGGCCGCGACAGAGGTGTAGCTGTTGGTGATGCGTTTCATGACCGCTCCTTACGAGGGTGTGACGCCGTTGCTGCTGACCGGGGAGCCAGCGCCCTTGACGTTCGTCGCGGTGACGACGCACGTGATTTCCTTACCCGCATCGCCCACCACGGTGGTGTAGGTGTTGGCCGTTTCGTCGGGAATGTCCACGGCGTCAGCCTGCCACTGGTAGGCGTAGGAGAGAGGCAGATGGCTCCACGTACCCGTGGTACATGAGAACTCGACCGTGCCAGCCACACCAGCGCCGGGAGTGATGACCGGCGCAACGGTGTTGACCGTGGTTTCGTACACCACGGTGGCTTGGAGGTCTGAAACCGACGCAGCAGTGGCGAAGTCAGCCGCCGTCACAACGTCGTTGCCGTGATCATCCCGAAGAGCGATGAACTTGTTGGTGTCGGCGTCGCGGACGACGGTGGTGCGACCCAGTACTTGCGAGATTTCAGACATGATGTCTCCTATTTGAAGCAGTGCACGATGGCACGAAAGATGTGATCCTTGGCTTGCTGCTCACGCGGCAGAAGTTCGAAGGCCACCATGCACGGGTGTTCCTTCTTCTCGGCGTCCTTCACCGGGCCGTATGTCCAGCCGTCCCTGATCTTCTGGTTCATCCAGCCGATGTGGCTCGCCTCGGGGCCGAAGTCACCCATGAGGTGCATGTCGACCCCCATGCGCTCCGACTCGCGCTGCCACTCAGGAGCGTCTTCCCAAGACACCTGGCTATCGTCGCCGAGAGCTTGGCAGTAGGCGCGGTTCACCTCGTGGCAGAGGCGAGCGATCTTGTCGAGCGGGTGGGCTTGTACATCCTGCGGCTGATTGGCAACCAGAGCTTCGATGCGATGAAACGGGTTATCACCGAAACGAACACCCAGTGCTGCATACACATCAATCATGTGCGCTCGGGTGGCAGTTGCTTGCTCCTGTGCGAACGAATTCACGTCACCACGATCTTCGCGGAAGAGACGTTCCTTCAGCAGGTAGCCTTCGAGGGGCCAAATCGCATTCACGGCATCTTCGAAAGCGAACTTCTCACCAAGAGCTTGGTTGTAGTTCTCCGCGCTGACGCAAGCCGACTTGCCGATCACGGTATAGCCATTTTCCAGCGTAAGTTGACAGATCGTCGTGCGACCATCACTCAGCAAAGTGTAGGTCGCGGCTTTGATCTTGCTGTGGATGTCTGCGATGGTTATGGTGGGAGCATTCACAGTACGTCTCCACGCAACTTGGACTTGGTAGACTCCGGCATGGCTGCGAACTCTTCGGGGGTGATGATCATCCCCTTCTCACCGTAACCCACGGCCTTCTCACCACCCTTGTCGCTGTCCTTCCCGGCAACGGAGGTGCTGGCCGGTTGACGCTTCGCGGTGTCGAGGTTCTTCTCGACTGCAGCAGCCTTGCGATCCGTGGCACCCTTGGCAGCGGAGAGCGATTCGTCCTCCTTCTTCTCTTCCTTGGGTTTGCCGCCGTCGCCGACGAGGCGCTTCATCACGTCTTCAGCAGCGGCGATCAGCGCCTTGGAGGGCGACAGACCTTCACCGATCTTGTGGCCCTGGAGCGCGACCACCATGGTCACGAGGTCGCGGTCGAACTTCTCGTGCTTCGGGTTGAATTCCGGATAGGTCTCTTCCAGCTTCTCGACAGCCATGTCGAAGCGAATGTCCTCACGAGCCTGCTCTTTCGCAGCCTCGGACATTGCGGTGCTGGTGGCAATGCCGATCTGGCGCTCTTTCAGCCTGATCTCCTTCATCACCGCAGCAGCCTTGTCACTCTCGCCGTCGAGCATGAGCTTGGTGTGCTGCTGCTCCAGCGCAGTGATCTCGGTTTCCAGCTTCTCGTTATCAGCCGCACGATCCACCGTCTTGAGCTGCTTCTGCAGTTCGATGAGCTTGTTCTCGGCGGCTTCACGCGCCTGACGCTCCTTGTTCACCGCTTCATCGAAGCGTGCCTTGGGGATATGGGCGTCGTCCCTCTTGGCGAACTTGCCGGTCTTCTCATCCCGGGCCTGTTCTTCCTTCGCAGCAGCAGCGGCGGCTTCATCAGCAGCCTTGCGCGCAGCCGCTTCCTCGGCGAGCTTCTCCGCAGCGGCTGCTTCGTCGGCAGCGGCCTTCTCGGCAGCTTCCTTCGCGGCCTGGGCATCCTCTTCACCGTTGGCGAGCTTCGAGGTCACAACCTCGTCGCCGCGATCAACAGCACCACCACCACCGTCAGCACCTTCTTCAAGGGGTTTGCAGTAGGGTTGCAACATCTTCATCATCAGTGCGGACATCGTGCTTCTCCTTGGGGTTAGGCGTTAGCGGGTTCTGCTGATTCACTGCCTTCACGGAGCTTTCTTGCGCGCTCCGCAGCAGCGTCCTGCTCTCGAAGCTGAGCGTTCTGCTCAGCGTCGGCTTGCTTGATGGCCGCGTCTTGCTGGTGCTCTGCGGCCTTCAGGTGCAACTTCTGCATCATTTCCTGCTGCTTGAGCGCCATCTCTTCGCGCATCTTCTGCAGCTCCATGTCAAGACGCTCGCGCTCCATCTGAAGCTCGGCCTGCATCTTTGCGATCTCAGCCTGATCACCACCCTGTGCTTCCTGAGCGATCTTCGCGGCCTCGGCGTGCTTCTTCGCGGCGTCACCTTCCATACCGGAGACCTCCGCTTCACGTGCGCGCTGGTCGAGTTGCGCCGCCGCCTGTGCTTCGGGGGAGTTCTTGTCATCCCCCATCTGCTTGATGATGTCAGCACGGCGCATGAGGCGGCTGTTCTCGATGAGAACGCTATCCGGAATCGCCACACCGATTTCGCGCATGGCCCGAGCCTGTTCGAACTGGCTGTCTTCGAGGCTGGCGCGGTGCGGGGAGGTCGTGATCGTGATGTCGTACTCACCAAGGGTCAGATCGTTGGCGATCTTCCCAGTGGTCTCATCGAACTGGTTGATGCGGACTTCTTCCGGAGCCTGCGTCACGTCCGCGCCGATGATGTTGATGATGCGAGGCTCGGTGTAGAACTCCTGAATGATGTCCAGGCAGTTCCGCGCAAGGATGTAGTCCGTGCGTTCGAGGTTGTCGAGCACCTTCGTCTGGTTCACGGAGCCGCGAGCCTGCTTGTAGGCGATAGCCTTGGCCGCAACGTCCTCGCGGTCGAAACCCTGCATGGAGTCCGACACGCCAGAGATACCCTTGATGTGCTCCTCGGCCTTGTAGCTGATACGGTCAAGGCCGGTAGGTGTGCTATTCGGCGTGATCTTCTCGGGCGGGTTGAAACCCTTCTGGTACTCCAGCACGAGGCCGGTTTGAGCACCCTTCGCTTCCAGTTCTTCGATGGTCATGTTGACCAGCGACCCGGCTTCCACCACCCACCCGCTGTTCGCGGTGGTGTTGACGATGTGCAGCTCCTGCGACGAAACCTTGTTCAGGATTTCCTGCGGCCCCAGGAGGTTCTCCACCACCCCGACGGTCTTGCCGTAACGGAAGTAGGGGAAGTACGGCACCGGGGTGAGATGCTTGTAAGGTGACCAGTCATCGTGGAGGACGACGTTGTCAGCGGTGACACACCACCGAATGCGCTTAACCAGCTTCTTCGTCGTAGAGAGATTCCCACCCGCTTTCTCAAGAAGGTTGGCAATGCGATTTCGATCCCATCCCATGGGGACGGGGCGCATGTCTCCGGTCTCGATGTCAACAAAGTGGAGTTGCTTGTCCAGCTTTCGGTACTGTCGCTCAAGGACGCGTACGTTACGTCGCACGTTCTGTTTGTCGCCCACGTCGTAGTAACCCGCAACAGGCATGAGGCCGCCGAAGCGGTCACGCGTGCGCTCAAGGGAGTCGAAGCCGTACACATAGGAGCTGCCCTCCCGGTTGGCGAGGTACTCGCCATCTTCTTCGTTGTAGAGGATTGCGATGTCCTGACCCGAGAGCCACTTCGTGATGAACACGTCATTCCACGTGTCAGGATCGTAGGCGTCGGCGTCGGGGTCAATCACGACGTTCTTCGAGTTGAGCTGCGTGATCTGCAGCTCACCTTCCATGGAGTCGTTGAACTTCAAGCGCACGTCGTAGAAGCCACGCGACCTGACAAGGCCATCACAGAACACGTCGGAGCGCACCCACGGAAGCTGGTTCTCCTGACTGACGTGCATCCATATCTTCGTCAGCGCCTCGGCCACCTCGGCGGGTGAGCCGTTCTTGGGCCGGAACAGAATCTCGGTGCGGTTATGAATCTGCTCGCCCAGGATGTTGCTCATGGTCGAGAGAATCTTGTTGATCGTCATCGCCGGACGGCGCTGTTCCTTCAGCCGCGCAAGGTCGTCCTTGCTCCACTGCTCGCCGACGAAGAACTGCTCGCAGCGGTCAGCCTTCGTGATGAAGTCCAAGTGGCCGCGATCACGGCAGTACTGGAAGCGGAGCCAGTTCTCTTGCGATTTCGCGGCGTCAACAGGCATGGTCAGCTCACTTGAGGAATTTCAGTTTGTAGGTGGTGCTGCTGATCAAGGCGACGATCTCGTCAATGATGTTTTGCAGATACGTGTCACCCTTGTCGCAGCAGTCGAAGCGGTTCGCCGCGATCCAGTCGTTCAGCTCAGAGAGCAATACGAGAGCGTCAGAGTATGACGCGAACTTGACCGGATAGTCTTCGATGAGACCGTACTCACCCTGGTACGCCTCGGCAAAGCTGTCGGTCAGCGGGACGATGGCGTCGTAGAACTCGTTTAGTGCCTTATGGGCTGCAAAAGAGCGCGTCTTCAAATGAAGAATGTGGGCGATGGTGCGTGCGTGAAAGCAGCGCCCTACGAGTTCGCCAGCAGCCATGTGGGTGTTCCCCTTGTCAGAGTGCGCGAGAGTGTATCAGAGTTTCTTGCGTGTAAACAAGGGTTGTGTTACCGCTTTCAGGTCTGCCGGGAAGTCCCCGACCTTCGTTGTGAGGTCTGTCTTCGTCCCTCCGCGCACCAGAATCCCACCTCGACCAGGGTGTGACAGCACGTAGGTGCCGGTCTCGTTCGGATGCACACCAAAGAAGCGGAATGCATTCAGGTTCAAGCGACAGCCGGGGAGCTGCTCATAGTCAAGCGACCAGTTCGTCACAGTGGTGGTCATCAAAATCCTCCCGAAGGTTCAGAGATGCCGACGTAGCTGAGTGCGTTGGTGGTCTGGTTCTTCACGATAGCAGCACCCTTCCTCGGGTCTGCTGCAACCACGACCAGAGACTCGATGGTGAGACTCCCGGTGGTGGACGAGGCGGCGGTGTTCGCCTGCCACGAGCGGTCAATCTCAATCGGTATCGACGGGGTGAAACCCACCGTCGCGCCGACAGCGTATGCCGACGCAATCCACCCTGCTCCGCGCATGACGACCTCTTGCCCGCCTGTCGTGGTGACTTCTACCGCAGGGGTCGTGGAGACCACGGTGTTGAAGGCGTTGATGCTCACCGACTTCGTCACGGTAGTGGTCTGGTTCGGATTCGTCAGCGATGTCTTGCCGCAGATACCGAGGTTGCTAGGGCCGTAATCCGTACTCTTCCAGCCAGCCGCAAGCGTCGTGGTGTTGCTCGTGATCAACCCCGTGGACAGTTCGAAGGTGCAGAGAACCACCGTGTCTGCCGGTTCAGGAATGTAGCTGTAGGCGCTTGGGTTCCCTGTCTCGTGGTTATCCGACGTTGGGTACTGGGCGTTACAGGTGACGCCGATCATGTCCGCTGCGGTGGCGAGAGGTCTCGAAGCAAAGAACGCCGCCTGCAACTCACCTAGCCTGTTCATGATGAGCTGCTGGATGTTCGCCACCTGAATCGTACCCTCCTCGCCGTAGGCGATGACAGGTGTAGTGGCCGCGTTCGCCTTCTGGTTGTCGGTGATGTTCTTCACCGTGGACAGGGTCTCCGTCTTCACGATCTTCTTGATGGACGATGAGCTGTCCGGATACACCGCCAGCACTTGCTCGCGGACGTAGCTGTAGCTGGTGCTGTCGCTGGTGTTTGTGCCGCTTGCGGTGAACGTGTAGGTGCTGGCAGGTTCGGTGAGGGTGCATGTACCAGCCGCCACGTCAATCTTGAAGACCCACGCCTGTGTCTTCGTGACCAGCTTCCCCTCGTAGAACTGCTGGCTGATGTTCGGCACACCGCCCAAGCCTGTCTCGATGATCCCGACTGCGACGGAGCCGTCCGGAGAGAAGTGGGGCGCCTGGGCCATGAAGCTCTCGGTGGAGTAGCTCGGGTGCGCCGTCAGCGCCGGTATCTCGATGATCTTCAGCTCCCACCCCGTGGCGCTCTGCACGTAGAGGTAGAACCCTGAGAGCGTGTATGCCTCGAAGAAGTAGGCGTCATCCCCTTGCACCGGGGTGAACTTCTCAGGTGGCGAGAACCAGCGACCGCAGAGGACGCGCAGGTAGAACTTGTCCACACCACCCTCGGTCACCTTCACCTCGCACGCGGCGAGCACGGGCCACGTGGCCTTGTAGACGAACTGGCCGTCGCGGAAGACCGAGGTGTTCCTGTCCATGATCTTGATGGGTGGGTTGTCAGGGTTCTCACGGATGTAGGGTTTGTCGCCGAGGAGGTGTGTGCCATCAGGCGGCTGACTCCTGTCGTTCGCATGGAAATAGTTCGGTTCGTACGTCGGGTTGATATACGCCTGACTGAGCTGTAGCTCACGGTACGCACGGTAGTCGTTCCCGCAGCCGTCCATGGTGCCGATGCCATTCCACGAGATCACATGATCCGTACTGCCGAACCAGCTCGATGAGCCGACGTGACCCACCCCGCTCTTGTATGTGACCGTGGGGCTGGCTTCGAACGTGCCGTGCATGACCGTGGGGACGCCGGTAGAGGGTTCGAGCTGACCGTCGACGCTGTCTCGTGAGAGACCTTGCCGGTAGTCCTTGGTGGCGTCGATGGTGGTAGCCGTGCTTGGAATCCTGTTCCCGACCGGCATGAACTGGAAGTCGTAGGCGGGTGTCGGAAGCTCGATGAGGGTCTTGACGCTGTCCTGCTTTTTCACTAGCACGGTGACGCCGTCGACCGCAACCACTGTGGTGTAGTACGGCAGCTCGTCCTTCGGGCGCGTGAGCAAGTCCGCTTTGATGAGGACATCAACCTGGGTGCCAAGGTAACGCTTGCTCAATGTGGACATCTCTTCCTCACGCACTCATGTGACCAGCGCCGCCGCTGTGCTTGGCGAACAGGCGCTTCATCCAGCTCTCAACCTTCGTCGGGGCTTCATCAACCACCTTCGGAGTGCCGCGTGTCAGCAGCGTACGCACACCCCAACTGAGCGAGTCCACTTGGTCGTCGTGCTTGCCTCCCGGGAAGCGCAGCATTTCATGCTCAAGGTCTCGATACCACGGCATCCCTTTGTGGAAGAGCACCTTTCCGATTTGCATGCGACCTTTCAGAGGGCCAGCGCGCACCATCTTGTCAGTGAGGGGCTGCAGAATCTCATAGACCGGGAATTGCTTGCGCTCGACGCAGCGGCGCTCGAAGGTGCTGAAGATCGACTTCCAGATTTGCCCATCCTCGAAGCCGAGCAAGTCCGCATCCCACTGCCGGGCGTAGTTCAATATCTCCTCCACGATGAACTCGCCGTCACCGGAGCGGAAGCGGTTCACGTCAAGCACGTAGATGTTGCTGAACTCGTCCTCCATGAGGGTGGTGCCGACCGTCCAGTCGTTCTGCGTGTCCGTGGTGATGGCGAAGTCCCATGACTGCGCAATCGTCCGACCCTTGCGCGGTGGCGGTGCCGTGTAGTAGCGGAACATCTCCTTCTTGAAGGTGATACCTTCGTCCGGCGCGGGGTTCTGCTGGTACAGGGCTGACCAGATACGCACCTGACCGGCAGCGGTGAGGTTCCGCTTGATGCGCAGCATCGCCTCGGTGGTGTAGCGAGCGGGATGGAGCGCGGTGTTGTGGGGTCGCGTGAGCTTCGCACCCTCGGGCACAGGGTGACCGGGAAGGATTTCAATGATGTGGTCGTCGGCGAGGAGGTACTCGTCACCACGTTCGTTGATCGCCGGGTACTTCACGATCTCGAACTTGTCACCCTCGCCGGAGGCCATGACTTGCTGGATTCGACCCGCCCAGTCATCGTCGTTCCACCACGTCATGATGCCGAGCACGCCACCACCGGGAGCGAGGCGAGTGTAGGCGGTGGAGATGTACCACTCCCACGTGTTGTCTCGAATCGTCGTGGAGTCCGCTGCCTCGATGTCCTTTACCAAGTCATCGAGTAGAAGAATATGCGCGCCGCGACCAGTAATGCCAGTACCCACGCCAGCAGACAGATAGCCACCGGCCTCAGTAGTGTTCCATTTCTCGACGGACTGGCTGGTGGGGTCAAGGTGAGTATTCGGGAATACATCGTGGTAGGACGGATCACGCAGAAGGTCTCGGATGTAGCGACTGAAGGACAGGGACAGGGATGAGGTGTGGGATGCCGCGATGATTTCCCAGTCAGGATGGTGACCGAGAACCCACGCAGGGAAGTGACGTGAGCCGATCTCGCTCTTACCACCGCGTGGCGGCATCATCAGCAGCATCCGAGGCTCTTTCCCGGCTTCCACGTCCTTCACAAAGCGTTCCAGGCGGCGACAGATGTCCTCGTGGACCCAACCGGCTTGGTACTTTGGGCGATAACGCTTGATGAACGGCATCAGGTGGCGCGCTGCGAGCACGCGGGAGGCCAGTTCCTTGGCCGGATGAGCGTCAGCCGCCGCCTTGTCGAACTTCGGTGGGACGTAAATCTCTACGTCATCTGTGGGAATGTCCTTGTCGCCCGGGAGGGTGCGGACTGCCTTCGGGATCGGGAGTTCTTCGACCGGGGGCGCTGCGGACTGGGCCGGTTTGGTCTTCTTAGTCGGTTTCGACACGGAACTCACCCTCCAACGGAGCCATGTTCCCTGCCGCCAGCTCAAGCAGATCAGCCGTGGACATGTGCAGCAAGCGGTCTTGGAGCATCGTTGCGTTGGTGCTGAGCTGCTTGCGCTTCACTTCAGGCTCCTGGAAGCCGAGGATTTTCGAGATTTCCACCCAACCCTTGATCTCAGTGGCCGGTTCAGCCATCAGCTTGGCGCGCTCGATGGCTTCGAGGATGCCGTCAAGGATGTCCACACGCTTGAGCATCGTTGCGTCTTGGATTGCCGCTCGCTGTTGGGCGAGATGAGCCTGCACCGCCGCTGATGTGTTGAAACGCTCTACGGCAGCAGGGGTTGTACCCGCATCACGAGCCGCTTGCGACTTGGATTTGCCGTCAAGTACGCCCTCGGCGTAGGTCTCCTGCATCGGAGTCAGTACGGCGCTGCGTTTCCTAGTGGATGCCATCAGCATGTTCCCTGTAAAAAATTGCAAAAAATATTGAGTGACTTCGTTTCTCCGACAGGGGTGGGTGGGTTCGGATTGCGCGAGAGTGTATCAGAGACCTTCAGATGATAGGACAACGTGACATTGTCATATTACCTGTAGGAACTGAAAAATATATGGAAATGTGCCGTTGTCATATTGTCCGTAGGAACTGAAAAATGTATGGAAATGTGCCGTTGTCATATTGTCCGTAGGAACTGAAAAATATAGTCGAGGGGTATCCCTCCCCCACCTTCCTACTTGGCCCACCCCACTTCGGATTCGGATTCAGCAGACACCACAGCCCTTGTCTCCAGCGTCGAATAGTTCTAGCTCCTCGTTCCTCGTCGCGGCCTGTAACAGCGGTGAATCGCTCAGGTTTGAGTGGTTCATCAACCTCTCCCACTACGAAAGGAAATGCCATGTCTGCCAAGTCCACCACCGTCAGCAACAACCTGCGTCCCACACTCGCTCAGATGCGTGAAGCGAACCGCTCGCGGAAGCCCAACGCCCAGTCCGGCGAAGAGCCGCTCAGCGTCGCCATCGGTCGCGGCCTCTCCAACGTGCCGAAGTTCTTCAGCGGTGTTGCCACCAGCTACACGTATCACCGCAACCTGGAGTCGTAGGCAGCAGGCCGGGAAACCGGCTTGTTGAGCAGTACCCCGCATGGGGCGCATCACCCATCCATCACACATCTCGAAAGGAATCACCATGAAACTCTCCCAAGTTCTCGCCCTCAACTCCGAGCGTGGCATTCGCTCGGCCCTCTCCGCGCTGATGTTCGGTGCCAAGCAGCGCCTGCTCTCGGCCAGCGTCACCCACAGTCGTATCGCCAATACGATTCACCAGTTGCGGCAAGCGGGTTACAACGACCGTGCCTCCGACGTGGAAAACGGTAAGGCCCACAAGCTGGCTGAAGGTCGCGCCATCGAAGCGGCTGAGCAGCTCAGCAAGCTGGTTGCCGCTGGTGACTGCCTGGGCATCGTCATCGACATCGAAATCGAGCCGACCATGCGTCGGTTGATGGACGCCAAGCAGTTGCGTCTCGCAGCCGAGTTCAGCGGCGTCGATGCCGAAACGATCCAGAAGGCGGCGCTCACATCAGCACAGAGCCAGTTCGAGGCCGAGCAGCAGGCTTCGCTCCACGCCAAGACGTTGTTCTACAGCGCGTCGGGCAGCGACACCGACATGGAGGTAAAGGCCGAGTCAGTGCTCGCGGCCCTGGTCCGTGAGCGTGCACGCATCCTCACGTATAGCAACGTGATGCTCTACCTCGGTGAGCTTGGCTTGCTCAAGCAGGACATCGAGACCGTGGAGGCGCTGGCGCACAACGAAGCGGATCACGTGCACAGCGGTGAGGGCGACATCGACGGCGATGCGGTACAGACGTTCGTGCCCACAGCCGACAGCGTGCCGCACGCAACGAAGCTGGCTCTGGCGAATGCCGAAGCCGCGAAGCGCATTGCCGAGGGGTTGGCCGAGGCGCCGGTTGAGAAGAAGGAGCGCAAGCTCCGTCGCACCAACAAGGCCGGTGAGGTGATCACCGGCTAAGCAGCACAGGGAGTGGGCGCAAGCTCACTCCCGTTTTTATTTGCTGGCCGGTTACAGGGCCAGGACTTCATGGGATTCCGTGCGTGTTGGTGAGCAGAGGCCAGATAGATTCCTATAGCCCCACCGAGGCCGAGGGTAGGCTGCTCACCAACCCACATGGGTGAATGGAGGTTCAGCAATGAAGTACTGCGAACATTGTGGTGGTACGTCGCCGAAACAGAGCATGAAGTGTTCATACTGTTTTAAGCGATTGACATGGAGTTTCGTGTACCGTCGCTAACACAGTGGCATATGTGTCAAAAACAGCGATTGTTCCACGGAGTTAATGTAATAGGTGATGCGCGGTTCCGAAATTTCCCAACTCTCACTACACACAAACATCGACTTGGGTCTAGCCATCATTTTCTTTTTTCCGTAAGAATATCTCTAAACTTCGGAACTTCGGAACTTTCTTCCCATTTCCCTCCTGTAATCAATCACTTAC